TTTGTATGTCATAGCAACTTCAAATCCTGAATCTTGTGTCCAAAATAAACTACTATCAGGTATTTCCATTCCACTTTCAGTATGAAAAGCACCAATAACAACTAATTTTTCTTCGCCTTTATAATCAACAACAATTCTATTTTCAGGATAAATAATTTCAAACAAATATGTGTTGTCTTTTCTCCACGCACTGATGTCGTGTCTATCAAGAATTTCTTTTCCTTTAATTGCTTGTGGTGATGTGAATGATCCACGAGTTGCCAATATCCATTCTCCTTCATAATTAAAAAGAATACCTAACGAACCATCCATCTTTTCGTAAACAACATAATCTTCATTTGGTATTTCCTCTGGTTTATGTTCTTCGTAATTAAAAAATTTCTTAAATGGTCTTGCAACAATGTCACCTTTTGAATTGGTGACCAATCCACGGCATTGCAAAGTAATATCATCCCACAATCTTTCGTATTGAACTTTTGGTGAATAGTTCCATATAGTCAAATCTTTTGTAGGATGTGTTTGTTTATTCAACAAACCATCAGTATAATATTTCTCTAAAATCTCTAACATTAGTTTATTGTTTTGTGGATTCCGATGTTGTAAGTATGTTTCAACCAATTAAAGGACAAATATACTCCACATATTTTGTTTTTCCAAATTGATACATGAGAATCTGGTTGACATGTTTCAAAATAAAAATAAACAAAAGGTAATGGATATATTGACCATTGGTTTCTATGTAAGTTAGCGTGAAATTTCATCTTTGGTTTTGGATTTATGGATTCAATAAAAGAAGAAATAAATTGACTCATTAAAGTTTAACTTGAAATCTATTCTTCATTTGTTGAAGTTTATCTTCGGGAACCCCATGAATATTTTCATTACCATGTCTGTTTTCAACAACCACTGTATGAACACGATAATTGTATCTTTCAGCCATTTTAAAATATTCGTCCATTTCCCATTCTTGGGTAAAAGTATTTGCAACAACTATCTTTGCCTTTTGTTGTCTCATTCTTTCTGAGCATCTAAATTGACAATAGTTATGAGCTTCTTTTAATTTAGTAGGATCAAAATTGTAATCACCTTCTTTATCTTCGAAAAAATCATCGGCAGATAAAATTTCAGGTTCGTCCGTACTTCTAAGTTGTAGTATGATTTTTGCTAGAGTTGTTTTACCTGAACCAGGTAAACCTCGTAATAATATTAATTCGCCTTGTGTCTCGTTTGTAATATCCATAGGAGAGATTTAGGATTAAAAAATGGGGGTCAGAATAAACCAACCCCTATTTCTTATTTTACTTCTTCATTAGATACTGGTTTTTCAGCACCTTCTTTTAATAAAACACCACCACCTTCTACAGGTGATACTGTTGAATCAGCGACTACTGCAGTTGTATCTGCAACAGGAGCTACTGTAGAGTCTGTTGTTTCTGTTGCGGCTGACCCTGAACCACATGCTGTTAGTGTAAGTGCTACACCAAGAGCTAAAATAAATGTTACTTTTTTCATATATAGTAAATATACGAAAGTTTAACGATAAAACCAAATTACATAAAAAAACCCCAACGAGATGTCGGGGTTTAAGGTCTTTGGGTGGGTTCAACCCCACTTACTTTTGAAAAACGAAAAGGTAATCGACAAAGAGAACCTATAGTGATATAAATATATATAACTTTAATAAAAAGTCAACTATTTACATTATTTTTTTATATAAATCTTCTGATAATTCTAAATGAGCAATTTCACCATAATGAAAATCGTCAATTTCTTTATTTGTTTCTTCTTTTATTAAAAGATATTTTTTATATGGTTCTAATAAATCATAATATGCTTTTTCATATTGTTTTTCATCAGTAAAAAATTTATTAGATGGTTCTACCCAAGTCCAATGAATTATTTTATTATTTTTTAATGTAAAATTTATAAGTTTTATGTAATCCGATAATTCGGTGTAATAAACGGAATTTTCATTTCGATTAATTGTTATGTCCTGTAACGTATCAACTTTAAGTGTAAACATGTCAGTCATATGTTTTACAACCGCAATCATAACGTCATAAAAATCATTATGTTTAGATGCAACCCTAAATCTAATTGGTTGTGTCCAACCAAATATTAAAATGTCATTAGGTTTAATTTTTTCTACACAGTCAATAAATTTATGGAATAAACTATAATTAGAACATCCACCAATTGACATATCAATTAAATTATATTCTAATTTTTCAGATAAAAGTTCTGAATATATTTTTGGACAGTACCCTTTATAATGGACATAAGGACATTCCTTTTCTATTTTTTTAAATGGAACAGAAAAGGAATCTCCAAATACCCAAAGATTATTTTGATTCAATATTGGTGGTTTTTTTAGTGATAGTTAAATTTTCGTCCTTATATTTCAAAATATATTGTACATTTTCTAAAATTGTACCTTTTAAAATTTCCTCACTCAAAAAGTCTTCACAAAGATTTTGTATAATACGTTTTAACGGACGTGCACCGTACTCTTCTTGTGAGTTCAATTCATAAATTCTATTGATAACCGTTTTATCGAAATTAATTTTGTAGTTCTTATTAATTAAACGTTTGTTTAAATTATTAACTTCAATTCCAATAATTTTTCTTAACGTTTCATCATTTAATGAATTGAATAGAATGATATCGTCAATACGATTTAAAAACTCAGGATTGAATTGTTGTTTCAATGCCTTTTGAATCATTGTCTTTCTAACTTCATATTGTTGTTCTTCACTTGATGAAGTTTTAAATCCAACACCTGCACCTAAATCAGATACACGTTTAGCTCCTACGTTAGATGTCATGATAACAATTGTATTTGTGAAATTAATTTTTCTACCAAATGAATCTGTTAAATGTCCTTCATCTAAAATTTGGAGTAAGATATTAAACACGTCTTTATGAGCCTTCTCAATTTCATCAAATAAAACGACAGAGAATGGGTTATTTTTAATCTTCTCAGTCAACTGACCCCCTTCATCATAACCGACATAACCCGGTGGAGAACCGATTAATTTAGATACATTATGTTTCTCCATATACTCACTCATATCAACACGGATAATTTTATCAGGATCACCAAATAAGGTTTCAGCAATTGACTTTGCAAGATATGTTTTACCAACACCTGTTGATCCGATAAAAATAAATGAACCGATTGGTTTATTTGCTTCTTTGATACCTACACGATTTCTTCTAATTGCCTTAGAGATTGTTTTAACCGCTTCGTCTTGACCAATTACTTTTGAAGATAAAATATTTTCAAGTTCTAATAACTTCTTAGTTTCTTTAGTGTCAAGTTTAGTAATTGGAACTCCCGTCATATCACTAACGATGTCGTAAACATCATCTAATGAAACCGGTATTTTATTATCTTTTTGTTTGTCGGACCACTTTAATTTTTCTTCATCTAATTTTGTTGTGACCTTCCTTTCTTCATCACGAAGCTTCGCAGCTTGTTCGTAATTTTGACTTTTTACAACTTGAACTTTCTTTTCTTTAATAATGTCAATTTCCTTTTTTAATTTTTCAATTACTTCAGGAATTTTAGACGATACTCTTTTTTCAGAACCTAATTCATCTAATACGTCAATTGCCTTATCAGGAAATTGTCTATCAGTAATATAACGACCTGAAAGTTTAACAATAGTTTCTAAAACACCTTCTTCATAACTTACTTTGTGAAAGTCTTGATATGATGTTGTTAAGTTTTTAAGAATTTCTAATGTTTCTTCTTCGGTTGGTTCTTGTAAAACTATTTTTTGAAAACGACGAACTAATGCTGCGTCTTTTTCAATATGTTTTTTAAATTCATCAAATGTTGTTGCACCAATACATTGTAATTCACCACGTGCTAATGCGGGTTTTAAAATATTTGCAGCATCCATCGCACCACTCGCATTACCGGCACCAACCATAGTATGTAATTCATCAATAAAGATGATTACGTTTGGAGCCTCTTGTAATTCGTTGATAATTGCTTTAATTCTCTCTTCAAATTGTCCACGGTATTTTGTACCGGCAACTAATGAAGTTAAATCCAAAGACATGATACGTTTGTCTAAGAGATTTGAAGGACAATCTCCTTTGTATATCATTAATGCTAATTTTTCAACTAACGCTGATTTACCGACACCAGCCTCTCCAACAATTACCGCGTTGTTTTTCTTTTTACGAGATAGAATTTGAGCAATTCTTTTTACCTCTTTATCCCTACCAACTACAGGATCAATTTTACCCTCTTCAGCCATCTTAATAAGATCACGAGAGAAATTGTCCAAGATTGGTGTGTTTGACCCTTTTCTAACCTTCTTGGGGTTCGTGGTTGGTCCATCCTCAAAAAAATCTACTGACATAAATAATAAGTTTAGTTTACAGTACAAACATAACATAAATCGAACTAAAAACAAAACGGTTGTGTATAAATTTATTTTAATGACAAGTTGTCAAATAAAATTAAAAAACTATGACAAGTTGTCTAAATTAATGTGTTGGCAAAAATTTTGTTAGTAAGAGAGTATAAAAACAATATATTATGATTACATTATTTAAAGACCCATTTTTTAGAGGATTGGACACGAAGGGATTTCTATCTACTCCTGAAACTAACATCGAAAAAGATGAATTAGGATACACGGTATCCATCAGTGTTCCTGGTTTAACAAAGGAAGACCTTAAAATTTCTACCAAAGAAGGTGTGTTAAAGATCACTTACCAAAAAGAAGAGAGTGATAATACACATCATTTTATTGGAAGTTTTGTGAAATCCTACAATATTCCAGAAGATGTTAAAGAAAAAGAAATCGAAGGAAAAGTAGAAAACGGAGTTCTAACTCTTTCATTACCAATTGATAAGAAGAAAAGTTTAGAAAGATTGATTTCATTGAATTAAAATATTTTCTCTAAAATTTTTTTTTATGGATATATTTGTGTAGATTTATAATATAAAATTTAACACCATGTCAGTAAAAAAAGAAAAAATCAACGGAAAGATGATCACCGTATCAATCGCTTCCACTAGTTTAAAGGCTGCGTCTTACGACACTTTAAAAGAAAATTTAAGAGTTACCTTTACAACAGGTAAATCTTATGAGTACCAAAACGTTCCGTCTACAACTTTTACAAAGTTTAGATTGGCTAAATCACAAGGTAAGTTCTTAAACGAGAACATTGTGAGTCAGTTTAAGACGAGAAAAGTTAAAAGTATCTAACTAACTTAAACCCCTCTAAATGAGGGGTTTATTTTTTGATATTTATTATCTATAATATATAAACAATATAATATGGGAATAATATCAGAAAAAATTGATGGTAAACTTATTACTGTCGTTGTCCAATCATCCAATCTTAAAGAAGTCTCTTACCATACAGAAACAGAAGACTTGACCGTTATATTCAATAACGGAAGTATTTATGAGTATAATAAAGTTCCTTGGTCTAAGTTCACCAAATTTAGGTTATCTGAATCCCAAGGAAAATACTTTAACGAAAATATCGCTAAAGCACATAACTATACTAAAAAAGGATGAGTTTATTTGAAGAACTTATTGAGGGAAAAAAGAAAGACAAACAAATTGTAAAATCTTTCGAAACAAAAGAAACTTTATCCGATCAAATTTTTGAGGAGAAAAAGGGTCATTTTGTTATGCGTGATGAAATTAAAAAAAGACTTCTTGAGGTATCTAATGACTTTATTGAAAGTTTGGGGGTTGAGTTTTTTATACATGATGTAGTTCTCACTGGATCTTTAGCGAACTATAATTGGTCACAATACTCCGACGTTGATTTACATATTCTTATTGACTTTGAAGAATCCAAATATGAAATGGATATCTTAAAAGAGTTTTTCGATGCGAAGAAAAACGTGTGGAATGAAAAATATGATATTAAAATAAAAGGTTATGATGTTGAGGTTTACGTCCAAGATGTAAATGAGGAACATGTGTCATCAGGTGTTTACTCCGTATTACATAATAAATGGATTGTAGAACCTGAAAAAGATAAACCGAATATTGATGACAGAAAGATTTTAGAGAAGGGTGAAGAGTTTGGAAAAAAGATAGATCGGTTAGTACAAAACCCAAAAGAAATCACCATTGATCAACTTGAAGATCTTAGAAAAAAGATAAAAGAGTTTAGACAGAGTGGTTTAGAGTCGGGTGGGGAATATTCTTATGAAAATCTAACATTCAAATTATTAAGAAGAAACGGATACATCCAAAAACTTTTAAGACTAAAAACGCAACTTAAGGACAGGAAATTGTCTATAACACAATAATTATACCTAATTTTTCTATATATCTATGTATTTATAGGATAAGAATAAGTATATCTTAACAATTTTATAAAATGGCAGAATTAAAACCACTAGGAAGTGAAAAATTAAACGGGGACGACAAGTTAAAAAGAATCCTTGAATTAACATACTTCAACAGTAATAAAAATAACAGTCGTTCTTCGAGTAAACCCGAATTAGTGAAAGAATCTAAAAACGGGGGTGTATATGGTGTCGTTAAAGAAAAAGACGGTTACTATGTAAAGAGAGGATTAAATGAATCATCACTCGATTATATCGGTGGTATGTTCATGAAGAACAAGAATAAGTTCTCTTCGTATGCCGAAGCGTTCAAACGACTTGAATTGTTGAAAGGACAGGAAGAACTACAGGAAGCAACAAAATATGTGTTAAAGCAAAACAAACCTCAACAAGAGGCTCCAATGCCTGAAGCACCGATGGATTTACCTCCAGCACCTGCGGCTGATGCATCAGGTGACGTTCCTCCCCCATCTCCTGAAGGTGAAGTTCCAATGGATGCACCTACAGATGCTCCTCCTGCTGAAGGTGGTGAAGATGAAGATGCTGGTAAGAGATCATCTTACATGGCTGAAGCTCAAAAATACGCTGGTAAATTAGGTCAAGAATTAAGAGATTTACATGATAGAATGGAAAGTGATGATATCAAATACATTTTAAACATGATTATTTCTGCAGTTGATTTAGATAAATTATCAGATGAAGATATTGAAGATGTTGCTAAGAAATTTGAAAGAGAGGAAGAAGAAGGTGGAATGGGTTCTGAAGAACCAACAGGTGAAGAACCTGCTCCATCTGCTGAACCTGAATTAGATATGAACGAATACGATTCAATGTCAGCTTTAGATGAATTCGTTAATACCCCAATGGATACCGATGAAGTAAATTTGAGTAAGTATTCAATTAAAGAAGAAGGTGAAATGGACGCGGAAGATGAAACTAAAGAATTAGATTTGGACGAAATAAAGGCTGCAATTGGTGATACATTAAGCAAATATTTTAAATAAAAATGCATCTAATATATGTCAATGAAATTGGGTCAGATTACAAAGGTCAAAAACAATACGAATTCGTATTCAGTGAGACCACTGAAATTGATATGGGCGATTGGTTCGTTATACCTGCTTCGGCTTGCCAACGGTCTAAATCACCTGACATCGAATATGTTGACGTAGTTGGTTTATTAAAAGATACAGATTTACAATTAGAATTAGTTCAAGACTCCGATCATTTCGGAGTTATTGATGCTGTAGATGGTGTAATTTCAATGGCTTGGGAAAAGTTTGATTTTGAAAATACAGAAGAAAGACTAACATTTAAGTTTGCGGAACCAATTGAAAACGTAACAAAAAAATTAAAATCAAGAGGGTTTATCCTCTTAAAAGAAGAAATAAAATTCAAGGAATCATGAAAAGAACAGAATTAATAGGAAGACTTTTAAAAGAAGGTTTTTCTGAAAAGACATTAGTTAATTTTACCGATAAACAACTTAACGATTTATCAGAAAGAATTGTAACAACTACACAAGCTATGGCATCCAATCCTGAAATTCAGAAATTGGCAAATGATCCAAATAAAACTGTTGAGGTTAAAGAAATTTTAAAAGGAAAACAAAATAAAATTGATAAAAACAAGAACGGTAAAATAGATGCTGACGACTTTGCAATCTTGAATAAAGAAAAGAAGGGTGAAACAAAGGAAGATGTGAGCGAAGCGGATATGGGTTTAACTATTAAAGGTTCAAAATCAAGTAGTTCAACGGTATTTGGTGGAACTCCTAAAAAGAAATCTACCCCTAAGAAAAAAGAAGTTGACGAAACTGAAGAGGGAGAAGTGGACGAATCTTTACATGGTATTATGATAGGTGCAACTAAAGAAAAATTAAAAAAAGATTTAGGTAGAGATCCTGAAGATCATGAAGTTGAAAAAGAACTTGGTAAATTTGTTGATAGTTGGAAAAAGGATAACGAGTCTAAAGAAAAAAAGGGAAAAAATCCATTTAATCCAGGAAAACCACCAAGTCCAGATTTTAATGGTTATAATAAGAGAAAAGAAAAGAAAGAGAGTGAAGTAGAAGAGGGTGACTATCACAATGAAAGAAGTGAAAAGGCATTACAGAAATCTAAAGAAGATTTCCCACAACTTAAAAATATTAAAAAATGTGATGAGTGTGAAAAGGTAGAATCTAAATGTAAGTGTAAAAAGGTAGATGTTAAAGAAGTAAAAAATTGGGTTAAAGGTTTGGTGGAGAACAAAGAATTTCATAGCTTTACGTCTAAAAACGAAATTATGGAACTTATCCAATCTAAACTTAATGAGTCTGAAACAATGACCCACCAATTCGGTCCTAAAGTTAAAAAGGGACACAACGGTATTCCTGAGTTTATGTCATATGATGCCATTGTAAGTGCGGAACCAAAAACTGCACCTTCAAAACCCGCACCATCAACTAAACCTGGTACAAGACCAACTCCAACAAGAAGAGAAGATCCAAGAAAAACTCCTTTTCAACCTGGACCAGGGACAAACCCTAAACCAAAGGCAAAAATGGCCGAGGAGAAAAAAAAGTAATTAAAATGCAATTTTCTAAGAAAAAACTCTTATCTTTAATTCAAGAAAATTTGAATGAAATGCCAATGGATTTTGATAGTCAGGATAGACCTGACCAAGGGGTACAAGATGATTTAGCTGCGGGAGAAACCCCATTGCAAAAAATACCTTTCCCTGAAACAGGGGATGAACCTAACAAGAACTTCCAAGAACTATTAGCTTCAGAAAGATATAGACAAGTTGTTGCTAAAATGAGACAATATACCGGTACAAATGCCACTATTAGAGGTACACAAGGTATGTCTCCATTGATGCAACAAATGATGAGTGCTCACAACCAAATCTTACAGTTTGAACAAAACCACAGAGGAGAATTAGAAGCGTTAGCGATTGAATTAGTTATGAAGGAATTAGGTATTCCTGAAGGGTCAGTTCAATATGATGCAAAAATTATTGGTATGGGGGAATTCAACCCTGAAGATTTTAATCACGACCAAGAAGGTGAAGAAGAAGGTGGTGAAGAAGAAGGTGGTGAAGAAGAAGGTGGTGAAGAAGAAATGAATTTTGGTAACGAAATTGAAATCGTTAATGATTTAGAGAAACTTGACTTAGAAAAAGCAAAAAGAAGATTTATAAATACAATTATACAAGGTGCATCTAAAAGAGGTCATTACATGTATCATTACGCTGAAGAGAGAATTAGTCAAATTGTTGGTAACGACAGGCTTGTTGGTCTTTACGGAATTATGATGTCAGTAAACGACGCATTATATTGGCAATTACCTAATGATACCATGAAAGCAATGGGTCAAGCTGGTAATATTGCAGGTAGAGAAGATGTTGATAGACAAACTGATCCACCGACAGTTAAAGCAAGAGCAGTAAACTTTCCAGTTTTAATACACGAATTGATTAAAGGAACTTTAGAGTTAGTTGCATTACAAGGTAGAAAAAGAGATGAAGAAGGTAATGAAGAAGACTTTACAGCAATTGAAGATAGTGAAGATACATTGGAAAAAGAAATGTGGGATTTACGTTTAGGACCTGCAATTTGGGATAGAATTAGATCTAAATTCCCTGAAGATGTATTGACAGATGAAGATAAAGGAATTATTCAATTAATGGTATTCCAACATATATTCAAAAAACCAGCAAAGGAATTCTTAGTATTCATGAAAGAAATAGTTTCTAATTCTGAGAATGGAAATCGTTTAATGGAAACATTGGTTCGTGCAATTGAAGAGGACATCAACAATTACGATTACGAACAAACGATGGCGGAATTTGACGAGGACTTAACAGGTATAAGTGATGAAACTGATAACGATGAATTAAAGGGTTTTTTAAATAATTTAGGTGTTGATTTACCAAGTGGTGGTAATGATGAAGAAGATGATGATGACAGTCTATTTGACGAGTTAGGGTTAGACAGACCTACGAAATAATACAAAGGTGGTTTACAATAACCACCTTTTTTTGTATTTATACATATATGAATACCAGAACGGAACAATTAATTGAGTATGCAAAGATTATAAAAGATACTCCGTATGCACTTAGAACGTATTTACAAACATTCGATAATACACAGAAGAAGTATGTCCCAATGGACCTGTTTGAAGATCAAATTCAACTAATAAAGGACTACGAAGATTACAACGAAAACATTACAAGAAAATATAGACAGGCGGGTGTAACAACAGTAACGGCCGCATGGTTATCAAAAAAATTACAATTAGCAAAACCCGATAATCCTGAGAGAGTTCTACTTATTGCAAACAAACGTGATACTGCGGTGGAGATGGCTAATAAGGTTAGACACTTCTTGGAACAATGGCCTGAATGGTTAAATGTTGGGTTCTCACCTGATAAAAACTCAGAGAGTAGATTTAGATTAAATAATGGTTGTGAGGTTAAGGCGGTTGCAACTTCAGCGGATGCCCTTCGTGGTTATACACCTACCATACTTGTATTTGATGAGGCAGCATATATTGAAGCAGGTGATGATTTTTGGGCAGCATCTATGGCGTCCCTATCAACGGGTGGTAAGATTATTCTTATCTCCACTCCAAATGGTTATGACCCTATCTATTACGGTGTTTACGACCAAGCATTACGTGGAATCAATGATTTCCATATAACAGATTTAAGGTGGTTTAAAGACCCTCGTTACACCAAAGATTTACATTGGGTTAAATGTCAGGACATCTGTCATTACATGTTGAATAGAGAACAATATAATGACGATGAAGTTGTTTTACATGATTTTGATATGAAAGAATATAACAAACTTTTAGAGGATGGTTATAAACCATTTTCTTCGTGGTTTGAGTCAATGTCTAAGAAATTTAAATACGATAGACGTAAAATTGCTCAGGAGTTGGAATGTGATTTCTTAGGTTCGGGAGATGGTGTTATCCCTGGTGATATTCAAGAGAATATTGCTAAAAACATGATTAGAGAACCTATTGAAAAATACATGCAGGCTACGTTTTGGCAATGGAAAGAACCAATAATTGGTCATCGTTATATTATGGGTGTGGATGTTAGTAGAGGAGATAGTGAGGATTTTTCGGCTATATCAATTATAGATTTTGATGATAGGGAACAGGTTGCAGAATATATTGGTAAAATACCTCCCGATGACTTAGCGGCAGTTGCATACAAATGGGCTATCCTATATGGTAATGCGTTTATTGTAACGGATATTACAGGTGGAATGGGAGTTGCAACATCAAGAAAATTAACTGAGTTAAATTACAAAAACGTATACGTTGAGGGTGTTAATACTCAAAACATTTGGGACTATAACGCTAAGGCGATGGAGAAAATACCAGGTCTTAACTTTAACAACAAAAGAACTCAAATTGTTGCAGCATTTGAGGAACAACTTAGAAAAGGATTTATTGTTAGATCTGCAAGATTATTAAACGAACTTAACACGTTTGTTTATATGAACGGTAGACCTGATCATATGAAAGGAACACATGATGATGCTATTATGGGTATGTCAATGGCTTTATATGCTGCGGATGTATCATTTAATTTATTACAAAAGAACGAAAATGCGAACAAAGCAATGTTAGATTCTTGGACTATGAGTGAAAGATCATATGAGACAAGTAAATCATTCTATTCATATGGTACCGCATTTGATCAAATAGGTTCAATGGGAACGGATAATAATAATTTATATTATCGAGATAATAATATGAATGTCAGTAAACAAACATATCAAGAGAATTCTTGGTTATTTGGTAAACGTAGATAATGTTTAGTTTATCATTATTTTAGTTTATATTATAAAGAAAAGTATTTATATAGAATGGCAAATCAAAATTTAACTGTATTTCAGAAATTAACAAAGATGTTTGGGTACCCAGGGAAACCTCAGGTAACACAGGCACCTTCATTTAATTTCAGTAAAGATGAATTATTAAAAACAGATAACAAAGAAGATTATGATAAGGCAATGTTACAGGCTCAACAGAGTCAATACATCGCTGATAAATGGACTAAATTAGACCAATCTCTCTATAACCAATCGGTTTATTATGAACCAAATAGATTAGCAGCTTATTACGATTATGAGGCGATGGAGTTTACTCCTGAAATATCTGCAGCGTTAGACATATATGCGGAAGAATCCACTACAATGTCTGAAAAGGGTCAAATTTTAACGATCTATTCTGAATCAGATAGAATTAAAGAAATATTAGAAGATTTATTTAATAACAGATTAGACGTTAATACTAACTTACAAATGTGGACTAGAGGTGTTTGTAAGTATGGTGACAACTTTGTTTATTTAAAGTTAGATCCCGAAAAAGGTATCATCGGATGTCAACAATTACCAAATATTGAAATTGAAAGAATTGAAGGTGCCGCGGGTAAGACCACAACACAAAATAGAGATTTAAAAGTTCCATCAAGAGAATTACGTTTTCAATGGAAGAACAAAGATTTGGAATTTCAAGCATGGGAAATTGCTCACTTTAGATTATTAGGTGATGATAGAAAGTTACCTTACGGTACTTCTATGTTAGATAAAATTAGACGTATTTGGAAACAACTTTTACTTGCTGAAGATGCCATGTTAATCTATAGAACATCAAGAGCACCTGAAAGACGTGTATTCAAAGTATTCGTTGGTAATATGGATGATAAGGATATTGAATCTTACGTACAACGTGTTGCAAACAAATTTAAAAGAGATCAGATTTCAGATCCACGTAACGGTCAAGTCGATATGAGATATAATCAAATGGCTGTTGATCAGGATTATTTTATTCCTGTTCGTGATCCATCACAATCTAATCCAATTGAAACATTACCAGGAGCACAAAACTTAGGAGAGATTGCTGATATTGAATACATTCAAAAGAAGATGTTAGCCGCATTACGTATACCTAAAGCGTTCTTAGGATTTGAAGAAGTTGTCGGTGAAGGTAAGAGTTTAGCTTTAATGGATATTCGTTTTGCTAGAACTATTAATAGAATTCAAAAATCTGTTATTCAAGAATTAAATAAAATTGCATTAATTCAATTATACCTTTTAGGTATGGAGGATGAATTAAATAATTTCTCATTATCATTAACTAACCCATCAGCACAATCTGATTTATTACGTATTGAACAATGGAAAGAAAAAGTAACACTTTATAAAGACGCAACATCGGATCAATCTCAAGTGGGTATCTTACCAGTATCACATACATGGGCTAAGAAAAATATCCTTGGATTTAGTGATAGTGAAGTTATGTTAGACTTACAACAACAACGTTTAGAACGTGCATTAGGATTTGAATTAACGAATACTCAGAATGTTATTAAACGTTCAGGTGTATTTGATGAGGTAGATGCTAAGTATGGTATTCCTGAAGAGGATAGAGAAAAGGCAATGGAAGCCGCAGGAGCAGAAGCGGGTGGAGGAATGGATATGGGAGGTGGAGGAATGGATATGGGAGGTGGAGCACCACCGCCACCAGCGGGTGGAGGAGAGGAACCTTTGAGTGAATCTACATTAGCTAAAAAATCAAAAAAATCTAAAATACTTGGTATGTTAGGTGAAGAAAAAGAAGATTTTAATATTCTGTTTGATATGGAAAAAGCTCAACAGAATATTTATGAAATAGAGACAAAAATAAATGATATCTTAAACGATTAAACATGAACAAATTCGGGGTCATTAAAACCAAATTATTAAACAAGTTAACTGAATCTTACACCAATGAAAATAAAGGTGAGATTAAAAATATTTTAACAACAATTAAAGAAAATAAAAATTTTAAAGAAATGTATTTGTTTTATGAAGAAATTGAAAACAAATATATTGACGATAAAGAAACCGCAAAGTTATACGTCGAGGGAGTTATTAGTATCTTAAAACAACAAATGGATGATTTAACTACATTTTGTACATCATTAAATAAAATGATAAACGTAGAGGCAATTAATGAAAATGAAATATACAATTCATTAGATATCTTAATTGAAAAAGATAGTCTATCAAATATTGAAAAGAAGGTTAATGCAAAAAAGAATTTAGTAAATCATTTAACAACCAAAAAAGAAATTAAAGAATCTAAAGATTCAACCTTGATACCAAATGAAAATTTATTAAATGCGGTGTTAACAAACAATTTTAACGCTCTTTATTCTAATACATTATCAGAATCACAAAAAGAAGAATTAAAAAATATCTTATCTATTCCTTATGATGAGATCATCACCAAAACAACTGAATTAAAAGAATCAATTGTAAGTCAAGTATCAACACTTTTAAGTGAATCAAATGAAACGGATTTAATAAATAAATTAAATGCTGTTAAAGATGAAGTAAATCAAATGTTTCCGTCGAGATACAATTACTACAGATTAAACGAATTAAAAAATGGACTTAACTAAGTCCATTTCTTTTTTGTTGTAAATAAACTGCTTTTAATTTTTCAGTTCTTTTTTTAACGGAAGGTTTTACGAACTGTTGTCTTTCCCTCAATTTTTGAACTTGCTTTGTTTTTTGAACTTTTTGTTTATAAGTTCTTAACGCTGTCTCAATACTTTTTTCTTTAGATAAGTCTATAATAATCATATATAATAAATATACAACAAATATATGAAATTATTTTTGGTTATTCCAAGTATTTTAGTTATTTTTTAAAAACACCATAAGAAATAATAATATGAAATATTAATGAAAACAGGTAAGTATATCCCATTAGGGATTTACAATGATGTAAAGATCGGTTATGGTACCGTAGATTTTAAGAATCTTAAAACCATTTATTTGAAATTAAACTCATGGGTACAAGCCGAAAATGAGACTGATGATTTTGATCATATGATTCATAAATCAAGACGAAAGGTTAAAGAAATAATTTATAATCTTAAGAACCCTTATTTTAAACAACAATCTATTGTTGATTTAGATATTAGAACAAAGGGAATTAAATTAGAAAAAAGATCTTTTATGAACTTAGAAATCACATTATATGTTGATAAACAGTTCGACGTTAAATCAAAAGAAATTAAAAATAACGTAAAAGATATTCTATCTATGGTAATAGAAGATGGACTTTCTGACAAAAATCTATTCAATTTCTACAAATCCAAAAAATAATAGGGATATCGATGTATTTATAGTAATAAAATCTATAAATGAAGATATTAGGACCCAAAGAACTTGGAACAGGAATTTTAATAGAATACGACGCAGGACACGTATCTCCAGAAGAGAATAAAAAAATTATACAGGAAATGAAGGGTGTGGACTTCTCTGAAGATCTAATCCTTTATGCTGTTTTACAAAAATTCGATACTCCAAATAAGAACGGAAGGATATATCCTGAAATGTTACTTAAGAGAGAAAACGAAAAATATCAATCACTAATTAAAAAGGGTGGAGCATTAAATGAATTAAATCACCCTTCATCTTCACTAATCGATTTAGATCGAGTATCACATTCAATTTTAGAAACTTGGTGGGACGGTAGAATCCTTATGGGTAAAATCAAGTTATTCACTTCTCCTGGATGGAAGAAGATGGGTATCGTTTCAACCAAAGGAGATCAAGCTGCGATGTTATTAATGAACGGGGCAACTTTAGGTATCTCTTCACGTGGTGTAGGATCACTTAAACAAGTTAAAGGAGAAAACATCGTACAAGATGATTTCGAATTAGTTTGTTTTGATTTAGTATCATCACCATCAACTCCCGGTGCTTATATTTTTAAAGACCCATCAGAAAGAGACCAATATCAAGAAGCGGAAATTAAGAAACCAACACTTGACAGTAGAATGTCTAAACTTATGGGCAATTTAGATACATTTCTATCTAAATAATAAACTTTTTAGGGGCAGGAACATTAAAAAACACGATTTTTTAATAAATCGTAGTATTTATAAGGTAATAAAAACAATTAATTTTCACAATGAGCGAAAAATCAATTTTAGAACAAGCGTTACTTCAAGTACAAAATCTTGAAGAGGCCGTAAAGCAAAATGCAAAAGGTATACTTGCTTCAACAATGAAGGAAGAACTTAAAGATTTGCTAAAAGAATCATTGGAAGAAGAGGAAGAAACAACAACTGATGAAGAAGTTGCTAAACCTGAAGAAGAGGCAGAACAAGATGTAACAGCTGACGACGAAGACACAGATGATGAATCTGAAGAAGACGTTGATACAGATGTTGATACAGATACAGACCTCGATAACTTAGACTCAACAGATGACGTTGATTCGGATGTTGACACTGATGTTGACATGGATGACATGGGTACCGATATGGGTACTGATATGGAATCTATGAGTGACGAAGGTTCAATGGATGATGAAGACGTTATGGATATGACAGGTGCTTCAGACGATGAAGTTCTTAAAGTATTCAAGGCTATGAAACCAGAAGATGGTATTGTAGTTAAAAAAGACGGTAACAATGTCGAATTCGGTGACGGAGAAAATGAATACATTATCAAATTAGATAGTGAAGATTCTGATCTTGATACTGGAATGGACATGGGAGCTGACTTAGATACAGATGTTGATTCTGACGTTGATTCCGACGTTGATATGAGTGGAATGGATACAGACGTTGATTCTGATTTAGAATCTGATGTTGATACAGAAACCGATATGGAAGATGTTGATGCTGAAGACGAATTAGAAGCTGACGAAGAAACTATCTATGAAATCGAATTAGACGAGGAAGACGAGGTTGAAGAACCTAAAAAAGTTGAAGCTACAGAAGCTGCACGTACAAAATCAAACCCTCATGGAAACAAGAACGGTATGAAAAGAGCTGGTTTACCATCTAAAAAAATGTACAAAGCGGGTTCAGGTATCAACGAACAAGTTGAAACATTGAAAAAACAAAATGCTGAATATAAAAAGGCGTTAGTATTATTCAAGGATAAACTAAATGAAGTTGCAGTATTCAATGCAAACTTAGCTTACGCTACACGTTTGTTTACTGAACATTCAACTACAAAACAAGAGAAATTGAATATATTAAAGAGATTTGATACAGTTTCTACTATGAATGAAGCTAAGTCTTTATTCTCAACAATCAAAACTGAATTAGGTTCAAAAACTACGGTTACCGAATCAGTTGCGAAAAAAATCTCTAACACTCCATCAACATCTTCTTCTACAGAGGTATTATCTGAGTCAAAAGCTTATGAAAATCCTCAATTCAGTAGAATTAAAGAAATGATGAGAAAAATAAAATAAAAAATTAAAACCAATATTAAAAATGGGAGCATTATTAGAAAGCGGTATGGTTGGTAACATAGGTCTTAAGCACCTTAGAGTTATCAAAGAAGATACCATTAAAAAATGGGACGAATTAGGATTCTTAGAGGGTCTTGGTGGTCACCAAAAAGATAACATCGCGCAATTGTATGAAAACCAAGCGTCTTACTTAATCAACGAAGCAGCAGTAGCTGATGCGTCTGGTTCTTTCGAGACTGTAGTTTTCCCTATCATTCGTCGTGTATTCTCTAAATTATTAGCTAACGACATCGTGTCTGTACAAGCTATGAACTTACCAATCGGTAAATTGTTCTTCTTCGTACCTAAAATCCAAGAGAGAACTGACGCTAACGGTCATTACTCTCCTTACGGTATGCCAGGTAACTCTGACGCTGCAACAGCAGGTTATAATACAGGTGCTAAGAATCTTTACGATCGTTTCTACGAAGCTAATGACGACTTAGAACAAGGTCTTTTTGATTATTCAAAAGGTGCTTATTCTGTTAGCGCATTAACTGTAAATGGTTTCACAACTTTCTCTAACGGTGAAGTTACTACAAGTACATCTGCTATTAATACCGGTACAACTAAATCTTATGTAATTTTAGAATTAGAAGGATTTGAATCTGCAGGTGCAGGTAAATTGAAAGGACCAGACGGTAATGAAATGGATTCTGAAGAATTCTTAGCTTCATTACAAGTTTTCACTTCAGATGCTAACTTATTAGCTTTCTTAGGTGCAACTACAGGTACTTCATTACCAATCAATATCGTTACTCAAAAGTACGGTAAAGGTATTGTAGAATACGGTGCTAAAACAACTAACGCAACACAAAATTTCTACGATATTTGTGATACTGACGGTAAAATCTATGTACAAGTAGATTTACAAAAATACGACCCAACTTCGGGTTTTTCTGATTACGAAGTAACAGGTTCAACTTTAGCAAGAACAGAATTCAACGCTTCTTATCGCAAGTACGATACTTTGGAGTTTGAAGATCAAATTGGTGAAGTATCTTTTGATTTAGAATCAGTAACAGTTTCTGTAACTGAAAGAAAATTAAGAGCTAGCTGGTCTCCAGAATTAGCACAAGATGTTAGTGCGTTCCACAACATCGACGCTGAAGCTGAATTGACAGCTTTATTATCAGAGCAAATCGCTGCTGAGGTTGACCGTGAAATCTTACGTGACTTACGTAAAGGTGCAGCATGGAAAGCTAAATGGGATTACAATGGATGGAAATACGGTGGATCTGGAAACTCAACTTTACAAGGTTACACTCAAAAAGATTGGAACCAAACTTTGGTTACAAAAATCAACCAAATTTCTGCTCAAATCCACAAAACTACGTTAAGAGGTGGTGCTAACTGGATCGTTGTTTCTTCAGAAGTTTCTGCAGTATTCGATGATTTAGAGTATTTCCACGTTTCTAACGCAGAACCAGAACAAGATCAATATAACATGGGTATCGAGAAAATCGGTACAGTAGGTGGTCGTTACCAAGTGTATCGTGATCCTTACTTCCCAGCTAACAAAATCTTGATCGGTCATAAAGGAAAATCATTGTTAGATGCAGGTTATGTATACGCACCATATGTGCCATTACAATTAACTCCTACAATGTACAATCCATTCAACATGACTCCAATCAAAGGTATCATGACACGTTACGCAAAGAAAATGGTGAACAACCGTTACTTCGGTGTAATCGATGTACAAGGTATCCAAGTGTTTGGTTTAGATACATTAAGATAATCTTAATAGGAATATCACGAAAAACCCTCGAGAAATCGGGGGTTTTTTATTTTTGGTATATTCTAAAAAATATAGTATATTTGTGTTATGGAATACGAAAATCTACGATTAGACGTCTTAACCAAACTCATAGATGAGAGGGGGATTACGTGTAAAATTAAAAAAGAAGTGATGATTGAACACCTCAAAATGGACGATGAGGGAAAATATGTGCGTGAAACAACCTACGAAAAGTGGCAAGGTCGTTTATTAGTGGGAATAGACCTTAAAAACGGTCTTCATTTAATACAGATGGGTAAGTTAGTGGAAAAGAAAGAGGCGTCCTATAAAGGTCTCTATGCGTCCGATAGGGTATACTTTATATCTAATCAAAAATTAATTTAATTACCAAGTTCTACAAGCCCAATATCTTGGTTTCCAACGAGGACCTGGATTATCACAATTCATACGTGCTCTAAATGATTTACGTCTTGCAGGGTTATTTTTCTTAATAACCATTCGTTTACCTTTAGCGGATTTACCACCAAAACCAAAGTTTACTTTAACGACTTTACCTTTATCGTTCTTAACATAAACTTTTGATTTCTTTACGTCCCCTTGCATGATTTTACCAAGTTGAACTTTACGTCCTTGATACTCAGCCTCATTTAAAAGACCTAAGTCGTATTCAAATTTAGTATTTTCTATTGATCCAAACTCATCCTCATATATCAATACAGGAGTTTCTTCGTTGTATTCAAATAGTCTTTCGAATTGATCTTCAGATATTTGAATTATTGTTCTCTTTTCCATATTCTCATCAAATTTAGTCATTGTTGGTTTATTACCCTTACCCACTTTAGGGTCTTTCTTTTCTGCTCTTCTTTTTTGTGAAGTCATTGCTTTCTTTTCTTTTTTATCATATGAAGAGGCAACTTTTGGAGTTTCTTTAGACACTTTTTTAGAAGGTCTACATTTAGGATACGATTTACCATCAGCATCTTTTCTACCACAAGGTGGGTGTTTACCATCTACCTTTTTACTAACATCTACCCACTTCTCTTTAAACCACCTTGTAAGATCTTCTTTTAAAACCTCACCTGATTTAAGACATTCGTTTATATATTCTTTATCTTCCTTTGAAACAATAATTTTCATGTTATATAATTTTATTTACCTCATTAACAAATTTATGACACTTATCGGACACCTTACCCTTATCGTGGTCTGTAATTGATAACTTTACATTATCATAATGAACCGTCATATCGGGGTGATGATTTTGTTTGTTGGCAATTTTCATCACCTCATTAGCAAATGACATAACTTCCTTATAATCTTTAAAATAAAATGTTTTAATTAATTTACCGTTTGTTTCCACCCAATCATTACTATTCATAATTTTATTTTTTTGGTCTTCGGTTATTATTATTCTCATATTATAATTTAGTGTCTTTTATGAATTTATCATGAGAATCTTTATATGATTTTTGACTTTCGTCGTTAATATCTTTAGTATACTGCCAATTCCAATATATATCATCGTTTGGTTTGAATCCATAAAATGAATGAACTTGTTTTTGTAGATCAACAACGTTACTTCCATTCCAATTATGTCCCGTACAAATATATCCAGATTCAATATCTTTTACTATGTTTGATTCATTTTGTGTTGTATGTCTATTTTCAATCCAATTAAGTCTTTCAATTAGATTTTGATAATACATATTTGTCTGTCCCCACCTTATTGAACTAAAAAATATAACCGCGTCCGATTCAAATAGTTCTTTAGATATTTTCCAAAGTTCATCTGATTTGTTGTTTATACTTGCCCAACATCTATGATGACCTGAAGGATTTTTGTCCTTGTCTTCAAGTTTAGATTTTAATACTCCACATGAATCTCCGTCTTTTCTTGATACGTTACCTTCACAAGGAAATATCTTAAGTTCAGGTACATCTATTAAAACGGATTTGTCACCTAATTCTTCGTTAAGATACATCGCAATCATTTTAGATTTTGGTATATCAATATCATTTTCGTCCCAATTGTGTCTATTAGAACAACTTAATAGTAAAACTTTTTTCTTCTTTTTAAGAACATCTAATGTCTTCTTTAAAGACTTCCAAGCATCAGATTGTACCATCTCCTCAGAAATCATCATTTGTTTAATTCTTTGTATGTTCTCTTCTAAATTCATCTATTTACATTTTCTCCAACCACCACCTTTTGCTTTATAATCTTTCGCCGCGAATCCATTTGCATATGCTGAAGGATAGACGTCAAATTTAGATTTAGCTTTAGCCTTTGATGCTGCCCACTTCGCAGGGTCTGTTGGACAGTTCTTACTTTCGTCTATTTCACCGTATGACTCATTTTTAGGTTCAACACCCTTTTTCTTCATATTGATTGCAATTGCAGCTTGTTGTGCAGGACTACTTGCTTCACTTACAGGTACACAATTCGGTACCATTTTTCCACCTTTTTTCTTACTACCAACTTGTTTATACCCATCCCAACATTTTTCGTCAAGTTGTCCTTCTTCGTTCATACTAAACTGATCCATATCGGCAGTAACATCTTGTTTATCTTTACTTTTAGTTTCATTCATAAAGAAATCAAAAACTTGATCCATATTGTTCTTAGCTTCAGATACATGATCGTCCGCCCAATCGTGACCGTTTTTAATAATTTGATCTAACTCTTGTGGATCCATTTTCATCAACATCTCACATTGTCTATGTATTTGTTGTAAATTACTGAAAAACATATAGTTTTCGGTTGATTGATTTTCCTTTATAATCTTAGCAATATATTTTCTAAGATCGTTTTCTTTTAGTTTAATTACTTTCATAATATATAAATAGTTTTATTTTTCTGAGACAATCTCAAATTTAATATGTTCATTATAGAATATTTCTTCAGTGTGAGTTTTAGCTTTAATTTCAATAAAATATTCTCTTGGGATATAAACTGAAGTGTCAAAATGAAACGAATTTTCATTAGTTTTATCTAACAATGTCCAATCATGTACATTTACATTTGTAGTACCTTCCTTAATAAACATTCTAAAATAAACCTCATCAAACAAGTTGGCTTTTTGAATATCTATAGATTTAATGGTTACAACTACTTTTCTCAATTCACCTCTTACAATCTTTTCGTTTTGTTTTATACCAAAGTATTGTATTTTATATCTTTGTAATTCCGTTTGATTTTCCCCAATTGTATATTGTGAGGTAAATGGTTTAGGAACAAATTTTTGTTTCACATCATCAATTTCAACCCCGTCAATCGAAAGGTTTGTCCACTGATCGTAAAAGAATTTTTTACCGTCACACAAATCACCATCAATACCTAATTTTACTTTATAAACACCTTTTTTAACTCTAGAAACCTCTTGTTGATTACCTAAACCATCAATAACGTTGTTATTTGAATCTAAAACATTAACTATCGGCATAGTGTCTAAATTATAAAAATTAGAACCTTTAGTAACATAAAGATATAAGTAATTATAAACACCCGCAGCAAAGTTTGTTCTATTATCGTTAATTCTATCATTTACAAATGTCTCGACGTAAGGTTCAAAAAATGTTTGTGTATATTTTGTAAAGAACGAAACTGACTTATCATATTCAGGTGTGAGATCTTGATAAGGTAAAGAAAACGCCAATCCAAATCCCTTAATTTGACTTAATTTAGTACCGAAATTTAATACCTCATTTCTTAATTTTTGATTAATATAAGTTGTTAAATCAAAATCAATATTTTCATTTCCATTATCAAAATGTATTGTCCCTATCACAGTTGGGTTTTCAGCATAAATTCCTGATGTTGACCAAGCGTCTAAAGTCGTTCTACTGTACCAATTTGATGGGTTTTGATCAAAAATTGTACTATCGTCTGTAGTATCTGAGGGAGCATTCACATAGTCAAAACCAACACCCTCATCCCATTCTTCGGTAATTTCAAATAATATTAGATCAAAAGAGGTCGCTCTTTGTCTACCAGTACTTCTACCCTGACCTTTAAACCCCTCATCACCAAATATACAATTTGTTAGGTGTAATGTATGTGATACAGTATTACCACTAACACCAATATCTGTAAGAGTCAATTCTCCATTACTTAATTTTCCAATTAAATCTGTGAAATCAACCTTAAATATAAATTTAGAAAAAGTGCTATTACCGTAATAAATCTCCGTGGTTGGATTTTTAGCGGTATTTGTGGTTGAACCCTTTATAATTGTGTTATTCTTCTCAAAATAGGAACGTATATATGACATCTCTTTTTTATTATAAATATCAAATTAGTTGATTCTAATCGATTTATTTAAAATGTCATTTTCAATAGTCTTAAAAAGTTCCTTAAGTTCATTACCATGATCGTAATCATATTGACCCGATATTGGCATTAATGGATTATGTCTATGAGTAAAAATAACTTCTATCATTTTACTAAGTAATTTTAATAGATTTTCACCTCTTACCGTTGAAAAGGTTGAAGGTTCAATTTTTTCTATATAATCTTGTTGAGATAATTCATAACCATTTAAATCGACAAATGGTACAGGATTGGTAGATTCGTTTGTACCTAAATCAGTTGATAATAGATAAAGTTTATCCACTAACATAGCTCCAAATGTTTGTTCGGCAGTATTATTATCAATTTTAGCAACCTTCTCAATCGAATTAACAGGATTAACTTCCGCCTTTGCTCTTGTTGCTGACCATATTAAACCAGCACCAGGACCAATTCTTAATACGTTAATTCCATTCAAAATAGTTTGTTTATTATTTAATTCGTCCGTAGTCGATAAAGATCTTTTAAAATTAGTGTATGGCCTAAAAAAGAACGGATGTATATCATCTGAAGGATATTGAGTGTTTAATTCATTTAATCCTTTGTCGTGTACTAAAAATATTTTATCTCTTATTTCTCTATATATGTCGGATATTGATGTTACAGTTATTTGATAAGTGGGTGTTGTGTTCGTGTTGTCATCATTAATTAACTTAATTAAAGAAGATTGAACCTCGGTATTTTCGGTAAAATAATTTGTTTTAAATAGATCACCTAACGCCCCGTTTACTTTATAAACATACAAACTAATAGTATAACCCGTTGCATCATTTACAAAACTATTTACATCATATTCAATAATATAATTTAAATCTTTGTTTTCACTTATATTTTCGGTAGTTAAAACCTCCTCTAAGTTCATTTTTTTAGGGAATTTTTTCAAATAAATCCTTGATGACTTTTTAGCCATTAAAGGATAATCTAACATAGTTTGTCTATTCACAGTACTGGCCGCCTCTTTGGATAATAATTTACCACCTCTCAATTGTAATCCATTTTCTGTAAAAAGAACATCAGAACCACTCTTACCATATATTGCAAAATCTTTTTCTTTTGCAAATGTATTTTCAGATTTTTTATTTATATATTCACCTGTCGAATTTCTAATATTAGCTTTATGTTTAACGTTAGTACCATAAGTGGTATTTGCAATTTGTTGTGAGAATGTTTGTCCGTTATAATCATACATCGTTGTAAATGGACCGGCAATGTACTCAACGTTTACTGTATCTTTATCAGTATTGTATTGTATTATTTTTACAGATTGATTAATCTCAGGAATAAAATTGACATTAGAAGGTAAGAAAGGATTGGCAATAAATAAATCTCTATCACTCCATGGTTCATAGTCGATCGCACCTTCTTTCTGTCCCGTATATTCGTTATAACGACTAACCCTTATTCTACCAATACCTAAAGGATCAACATTATCAATACATTTACCAATATCTATTATTTTCATTTCCCTGTATATCTTTTTTCTATTTCTTTATTAACCTTATTATATAAACTTTCAACACCATCTAAATGTCTGGTTAAATCAATAATTAATTCTTTAGTTTTTTCAAATTCCTCATTTAATTCATCCGCAACAATCATTAAATCTTTATTAGATTTATTTTCTACATCGTTTGCAATTTCAATTAATTTTTGACTTTCCATATCTTAATGTTTCATTAATGCACCAACCGGTATACCTGATGCTTTAGGTATTGATATAAATGGTGTTTTTGCTAAATTATCGGCGAGTCCCTCTATCGCCGCTGAATGTGATAGTAGGTGATAGTTAGGTTCTCCATTTACATCTCCTGTTGGAATCCCCATCGCTTCCATTTTTTCATTAACGTCCATAGATGTTTTAACCGCACTAAAACCAGGTAATTTATCTGCAATTAATAAAAGGACGTTTGGTATGTTTAAACCCCCCGATGCACTTAATGCGCCGTCAATTGCAGCACCAATTGCACCAATTAAATCCGCACAGTTATTTATACCAGTTTCAATTATTCTTTTTAATAATGCAATCAACGCGGCAATTACTATATAATATCTTCTAAACTTATCTCTTAATATTTTTTGTATTATTCTTTTTAAAAAATTCTTAAGGTCGGCTTTAACTCTTTTCCAAAACTCACGTAAAAATTTCCAAAACAATTGGTTAATTGTACATAAGAAAATCTTTTTCAATAATTTCATTATTGTTTTTACATCGAATATCAATTGTTTTGCTCCCGCTGTGAATAATTTATAAATTATTACAAATGGTAAAAACATCTTAGGTGATATTACACTCATTATTAAGGCCTTAGGTATATTGAAGATAAAAGATAAATTTATGGATAATTGAAAACTAGGTAAGTCAATTGCAAAATTAGATTGTTCATATGCATCTGACGCAGCTTTATTTAATGCACCGTCTATCAATGTTCTTAGATCCGTTTTATCTTCTAAATAAATAAAGTCCTCAATATGAACCGTATTATAAGGAACCTCAAAGTTGTTACAGTCCACAAATTTTAAAACTTTTCTTCTTCTCGCATCTTCAGAATCTATATCAATTCCTTCAACGTCATCAAAATCAAAATAAAATTCATCGGGTTCTTCATTTTCGTGAAATAGATTTGTTGGAGTTTGTCCACTCAATTGTTCGGTTTGGTTATTACAAAAAGCAAACAATTTATTTAACATTCTTTCCAAGTTATTAATTGCCTCATCTAATGAAGGGGTAAAATCTAAAGGATTTTCCATTCCTGTTGCAGATCCTCCGACTTTTACACCGGTTTTATCTGCACTGACACTAGCCGCCTTTAAAGTAAGTAACATCGCTTTCTTTACAATTTCATTTAAATCTGGCATTTCTATATTTGAATAATAATCATTAAAGAAATCTTCTACTTTAATAATACCATATTGTCCAAGACCTGGACCCTGTGTTAATCCACTTATTTGAAATGTTTGATCACTTGTATTCCAAGTTGATGTAAATAATGTTTTATTACTTGGTGTTTCATATTCAAATGTTCCTCCTGTAAATGAATTATATAGTCCTGTATTTACTTGAACTTTATTACCCCCCGTTCTTTTGGGGTTTTCATACATTATTGCACCATAATCACTTTTTGGTGGAACTCTAAACATATTTAAAAAATCAATCTCTTTTGGTGAAATAACTACAGAGTCCATATCGGCACCTGTAAGAAATCGATCAGTACCACATATTCCTCCATTTGCAAAAAACGCACTTTTAACGCAATCCATTAAAATTTGTTTTGCGGAATTAGATGTGACTTCTACAGAATCAATAACGTGTTGTCTTAATCTTTGAGTAGATTGAAATCTACTTGAATCATTAACTTTTCTACCCGCTTCTAAAAATTTATTTACTACACTAATAACTTCCTCAAAAATATTTTTTTGATTTTGTTTTTTCTTTTTTTTGTTTGCTAATTTAGATTTAAACTGTTCTAATTTAGCATCTAAATTTGGTAATTTAGGAGCATGTTTTTTAATAAAGTCATCAGAATTAATTTCCATTTTAACTGATGCACTATCAACACTTTTCTGAATTAAATCAATTTTGGTCTTTAATTTGTCAAACATTATAATGAATAGTTAGTTGATTTATTATCATTTCCATCATTAACCAATCTATCCAAAATCTCACGATCTTCGTCAGATAAAGTCAATTTACCCATAGAACCACCTCCACCACCAGACCCACCGGTGGTTTGTTTAAGTAAAACACTTTGTAATTTAACTAATGAAATTTTCTTCTCGGTACAATCGTTAAGGATCTTCTGTTGTTCTTTAATAACAGGTCCGATTGTACTCATATCTTCAGCGTCCTTCATAAAACTCATCATTTTTCTCAAAATGGTGGATGCGGTATTTCTATTCTCAACGACATCGTTGTAGATCTCCTGCATTAAGGCTAACGCCGAATCAACATCTAATGTAATATTGTTTCTTTGTGTTCTCATATCAATAAATAGATTTATTCTAAAAACCCACCCAAAATACCGTCATATAATTTCTTGTAACGTTTTAGGGAGACTCTAATCTCTTTTGTTGATAATGAGGTCATTTCTCTTAAAGAGAGTAAAATGAGGTTCTTATTGAATTTATTACCATCTCCTACTTGAAATATCTTATCGAAGTTTCCAAAAATTTCTAATAATGCATAACCCAGTTTTCTTTCATTATCAGATAGGTTTTTTTCCTTTTCCACAAAATTTTCTAAATCCACGGTAAGTTTTACAATTACAGATGCGTAATCAACTACGAATTCGTCAATTACATATGAAAGGTCTTTACTATCTTCAAAATCTGAGGATATATCATCATACGATACTTGTCTGTTTTGTTCCTTTGTATCCTTCTGTATTGCACCCATAAGGTAGTTTTTACAGATGGTACCAAAATAAGAATATGCTTTGGTATTCTTGGTATGATCAAACTTGTTGATCTTTGTTATAAGAAAGGACATGGTGTCTGTATGAATCTCTTCAAATTCCATATCTTTTCTATAAAGTTTATAACGTCGAATAATTGATTCGACCATTATAATTAGGGGTTCACGTAAATATTCATTGAATATCTTATTTTTTTCTGCTTCATCAGTACTTTCTAAGTAATTGACTACCGCCTTCTCTTGATCCTCCCCAAAATATATTTTTTGGGTTCTTGGTCTTGGCATTAAGCTATTTCATAATTTACATCTCGTTTATTTTTAAAGAAAAATTCCTTCTTTGCCGTCTCCAACCAAAACTTAGCCTCATCTTCACTAATCTTATTAGTTTCATCGTTTTTATATGACCAAAATAACGAATCCTCTCTAAAGTTTAAGTGTTGATATCCTACTCTTGGTACGGTCATAACCTTAATATTGTTATGTGTTAATCTTAATAAAAACTCATAACCAAATGTTAACTTGATATTTTCTTTTAATGAACCATTATCTTTAATAACTTGTGTTTTATAAAGTCCACCACTAATTTGATAGTTTTGAAAATCTAATAAAACTTCATTATCCAATATACCTTGTTTTTCAGTAAACCCATATGCCCAAGTTGATTCATTTGTAAAACTTACAAAATTTCCATCAACATTAATATCCTTAACTACAGGTAAAAATACATCAACATCGGTATATGTTTTAACATATTCGTTTGTTGATTTTAACCAAATTGATTTATACTCATCATCAATTTCTAAAATACTAAACCATTCAGTTTTACATTTTTCAATTCCCAAATTTACTTGAGAACAAAAATCAGTTTTACCATTGTTAGAAATAACTTCAATTTCTAAAACTTCAGATAAATTTACTAATTCTGTTTTTAATGATGGTGGACATACTATTGATAAGTTAACATCATTATGAAATTGTTCAACTGATTTAATCGAATTATCTAACATTTCTTTATAAATGCCATCTAGTCTATGTACAGGTAAAATTACTGTTATATTTTTCATATTATTCTTGTTCTTTTTTTAGATTTTCTAATGCCTTCGATAAAGTCTCAACTCTTTTATTGGTAAATGAATTGAAAATTGATAAGATATTATTTTTAGTTATTTCAGTATCATATGGTAATAAAGTATCTTTCATTTTTTGTTTAACTTCATCAGTTAATTCAACACCATCTAACCAAGCTAAAACAAATGTCCCTAAAATGTCAACTAATTTATTTTCATCATAAGTCCACATACCATTTTCATTTAACCAATCAGGTTCTGTACTTGGTATTTTACCAATAATCGGAACACCCGATTTCATTGATTCTAATGGGAACGTACCAAATGTTGATTCGTCATCGGCCCATAATGAAACCATACAATCTTTTAGTCCTTCTGAGAATTCTTCATATGTCATTTGAACCATATCTTTAAATGTGATCCAACGTAAATGAGGATATTTGATATAAAATTCAGAAATGAATTTTCTATGTTTAACTCTATCTCTACAACTAATTGCAATGTAAGGTTTTACAATACCTTCAGTAGGTTTAAAATTATCACCAATAATTGGTGGGATAATATGAACTAAAGATTCTGGAAATAATTCTTGTACATATTTTTTAGTTGACTCGGTGGTTACGATTACACGATCAAATCCATAATCACTCCAACGACTACCAACTGGTAATGTTTCAAAAATATATTCTTTTTGTTGTATCAACATAACTTTAGTACATCTTACATTTGATAATTGTTGTAGTACATTTGAATAATATTCAGGAACAACAATCACATCATCAATTTGAATATTGATTTTGTCTTCTTTAATTGAAACAAGTTCTAAATCATCATATTTTTCACCTAACCATTCAGGTCTAATATATGATTTATCTTCTGTTAAAATTTTTGGAGTGTGTCCATTTTCTTTTAACGTTAAAGCCATATCATAGATATGTTTAATCGCTGCTCTCGCATTATTTTTAGTATCGTACGTTAAAAAATATATAACGTTTTCTTTTGTTTCTAACCTTCCTAAGGCTGATTCAAGTTTTTCTATGTTTTCTTTACTCATCTTCGTCTTCTATTAAAATTTGATTTTTTATTAATGTGTTAAATGCAATTCTGAAAGATACTGATGTTCCTTCTTGTGCAAATTTTCCAAGCCCTTCGTCAACTTCGTCAATTTCACCTAAAACTCTATCCAAACACATTTTTATAATTTCGTATTTGAATATGTTTACTTCGGTTACTTCAGTTCCGTCTTCGTCTGGGATGGTTCCTCCTGTTCTACACTTCTCTGTGATTCCGTCAAGGTCAATGTAGTAGTTTTTTCCAAAGATTTCAACCATGGTTCGTTTATTTCTATTAATTTAGATATTTCTTTACCATAAGTAAAGAATTGATTATAAGTGGTATTGAATTTGATTCCAGTTTTATTCTCAGGAATTAAGTCAATAATCTTTTTATTGTCGGTGATCCACACATCGCATTGTTTCCAATTATCTTCAATATCTTTTGTTTTAATAAATTTAATATTATTACCAAGAAAACCATTTTTAGATAAAAAGAATAATGTTGCAGGTTTAGATTTACCTAATTCGTCCAACCCAACTAATGTAAAATTATGTTCGGGATTATCAAATAAAATTTTATGTAAATCGGTAAATGTAGTTGAATAACTTAATCCAGCATGACCAAATATTTCAATTGGGTATTCAATGAATAAAAAGTTTTCAAACTCTTCTTGTGATTGAAATTTGTAAGAATTTAAAAGATTATCATTTTGAATAGGTTCAGTAACTGCATATTCAAATGTGTTTTCTTCTTCATCTTCAATTGTAATATCACTATTGAAATATGATTCATTATAATGATAATCAAACTTTTGAATTGTATTTCTTAAAACACCATCAATACTAATATATATTTCCATTGTAAAAATATACAACGAATTGAATTATAAGTAAATACTAATCGTATCTATTCAATATTTCACCGATGATAGGGTTCCTTACAATATCTTGCATTCCGAATTCAAATAAACCAATTCCTTTAACATCTTGTAATCTCATTTTAGCATCGTAAAGTCCTGATTTTGTTTTGTCGCGATATTTGTCTGATTGTTCAAGATCACCCGAAATAAAGAATTTAGAATTAAAACCGATACGAGTTAATAATAACTTAATTTGAGATGGTGTAGCATTTTGAGCTTCTTCAAAAACAAGGATAGTATTATCTACGTTCCAACCTCTCATGTAAGCAAGGGCAGCAACTTCGATATAACCTTGATCTTTTAGTTCTTCACGAGCCTCTTTCCCGATAATCTTATTTAATAGATAATATGATGGGTATATGTATGGATCTAATTTCTCTTCTAATCCCCCTGGAAGTGACCCTAATTTCTCCTCAGCTTCAACTGCGGGTCTTACTATGATAATCTTCTCATACTTGTTAGAATCGTCGTATAATAGGTCTACTGCACGTTTCATTGCTATGTAGGATTTACCTACACCTGCGGGACCGAAACATAATGTAATTTGATTTTCTCCAAGAATATTCCAATAGGTTTCTTGGTTTTTGGTTAGGAACTTTTCTTTAGGACGTTTGATGATTTGTCTAATCCTATCTTTATGTGATACTTTCTTTTCTTCTACTAATACGGGTGGGTGGTTGGTTGTCTTGGTTTTTGTTTTATACGCCAAAGTTGATAGTTTTAAATGATCCGTTTATTGTTTATAAATATCACTATTTTCCCGTAGATCCAAATCCACCACTACCTCTTTCAGTATCTGATAATTCAGGAACTTCAGTCATATATATAGTAGGATAAGGTAATATGATAATCTGTGCACCTCTTTCACCCACTTTATATTTAATTGAATCCAAACCTTGAGTTTTCTTAAATGTTGCTTGTAATTCACCTCTATATCCACTATCAATAACACCAACACAATTTGATAATATTAAATCTTGATTTCTAACTGATGAACGAGGAAATACTAACCCAACATAACCTTTAGGAATTTCCATTGCAATACCAAAACCATACGATACACTAAATGATGTATTTTCAATTTCTTTTGTGATTGTTAAATCCATACCAGCATCACCAACTTTTGAATATGAAGGAATAACCGCATTTGTATCTAATTTTTTTACTTTAACTAAAACACCCCCACCCGTCATCGTTGGTTGAGTGTTAATTATATTTTGTTCAGTAACAGGTTGAATTGGTTGTAATTCTTCTTGTAATTTTGTCAACAATTCATTTAACTCCGACATAAAATTTAAATCTAAATCATCTTCATTATCGGTTCCGATTGTTTTTTCAAAATCTTCTAATTTTTTTAAATATTCTTCAGCTTCTTTTTGGTCCATTTTATTTATTTTTCTTTTCTTCTAACCATTTATCTAATGCCTTAATTCTTTGTTTAAGATTATCATCTTGTGGACGTAAACATATCTCCACAAATAAATCGGTAATCCTTACCAACTCCTCAAGAGTAACAGAAACACCAACTGATGTTACATATTCCAATGCCATTTTACTTTGTGATTGACGCATAATTTGTATCTCACGACTATAAAATTCCATATCAGTTGGTGTTTAATTGTTATTTACTTTTGTAATACTCGGGTGTGTTCTTACTGTCAATGATACATTCAATTGCCATTTTTGCAACTGAAATACTTTCACTTGAACGTGTGTCACCAGCTCTGTATTTTGATGCAACAATGGTTGCTTCTTCTACTGATTCTGCCTCGATAATGTACTTGTACTTTTTAACACGAGGGTTTCCTTCTCTGTCCATTTGTTCGGTCTCATAACCGATTGTAACTAAATAATGCATGTTGTTTTATTTTATTATTGATTTAAAAAATTCTACTCTATCTTTACATACTTTCTTTAATGAGTATGTGTCTTTAACTGTTTCATATAAACGATTACCTAAGTCTTCAATCATATTAGGATTTTCAACTAAACGTTTCATATGTTTTGCCCAATCTTTATGGTTCTTTTTAGAACCTACTAATAATGCGTTTCCTTTATCATTAAACTTACCTTCATCAACCGCAGAAATTAAATCGATTGTAAATGGATCAACATCACTTGCAATGATTGCCTTCTTAAAAAATCCCGCTTCAATTACTTTTAATTGTGATTTATTTGCGTTGAATACCGAATCAACTAACGGTGCTAATGATACGTCAAACGTGTTATAGTTTGTTGCATAACTGTTAATATCTTTTGTCCATCTTCTTCTATATGGTTCATCTATGTCGTTGTAATCTCCTTGAGTAAATGTTCCTAAATAATTTTTATATTCAGAACTTAATACTTTAAAATCATCTGTGAAAAATCCTTCATATTTGTACCATACTGTTTCAGTTGGTTGTATAGGTCTTTGTTGTTGTTTACCACTCTGATCAATCACAGTAACACTACCTCTTGTATCAAACCCACATAAAACAAATTGTACTTTATCTTTAAATAAATTATATGTGGAAGAAATTCCATTAGACAATAACTCTAAATCATGTAAATGAGAAGACCCACCTAACCAACCAAATCTAACTTTATCTGATTGAACAGGTTTATTTTGAAACTGTGGTTCATCTTCATTTACCGCATTTGGAAAAACAACAACATTATTAACTTTTAATTTATCTTTAATTGTTTTTGCAAATATTGGAGTGGTAGTACTAACATAATCAACTGTCTTTAACATGTCAATTTTCATCTCACCAACTTTATTCATTTTAATTGCATGATACATTGGATGTCTTTGATCAACAAACCATAGGTCATCAATATCCATAATAGTAATAATACCTTTGGATTTTAACCAATTAATTCTTTTAATGTTATGTTCGTGATTTGTTTGATGGATAAAAGTATGAAAAACTACAATATCGTAGTTTAAAAAATAATCATCTCTATCTTCCGCATTATACGAAATATCTACGTGAATATCTTCCGAATGTTTATCTGAAATGAATACAAATGGATCCATCATTCTAAACTTACCTACACCATGCTTATCCGATGGAATTGCTAAAATTCTAATTTTTGACATTTAAATTAACTTATATGTCTAAAATATAACTAAAAAAATTGGAAAAACAAAATTACTTGGCTTTATTTACTCCTGTAATTTTACCCTTGAAAATAGAGTCTCCCACCTTCAGTACTAAATTTTCATTAATAGATGATGTTGTGGATGCTGTAAGGATTTGATTTAATTTTTCATCCATTACTTTACGAACTGTATTTTCAATAAGAACTGCGATTGCGTTCATGTCAATATTATTATTAACAATAGTTTGTTTTGGTTGTGCCGACGGTCTTGTTGCAACACCTTCTTGTTCCATTAAACGTTTTGCTCCTTTAACGAAATCCATATCTAAAGTATCATTTAAAGAAATTTGTTGAATTGGGTTTTCCATCATTGCTTTTTTAATTGCGTCAGGTAATTTTGAATTTTGTATTTTATCAATACTCATATTACCACCCACAGGTCTTGTATTAGGTTGTTGAGGTGTTTGCATTTCCATTAATTCTGAAGGATCAGATCTTAACATTTCACTATTAACATGACCTCTTTCATAATTTCCACCATCAACTTTATTCATTACTTTTTTTGCTTGTACTAACTTTTTCATTAAATCGTTAGATGATATTGATCCTTGTTGTGACATGTTAATAAATATTTTATATTATAATAAACTATTTTAAGAAAACATTAAACGCTTAATATTTTTAATACTTTCTTGTAAATTTTTATTTTCCTCATCCTCTTCAGGATTTGCAACAGGTTTTTCTGTTTGTTTTGGTTGAGGTAATTCTTGTGTTTTAGGTTCTGTTGTTTCAGGTTCTGTTTTTGTTGGTTCAGGTTTTGGTACAACTTTCTCAGGTTTAGTTTGAGTTTTTGGTTGTGGTAGTTCTGTTGTTTTTGGTTCCTCAGGTGTAGTTGTTGTTGTCGGGTCAACACTTGGAGTTGATTGAGTTGTTGCAGTTGCCGAAGGGACACTTGGTTTTGGTTTAACAATCCTTGGTTTCTTAACCTCAGGTTTATTTGTCCAATCTGTTGTTACGTAAGTAACACTCATTGATTTATCATCACCTTCTTTATAGTCGGGTCTCTTCTGATCAAATTTTTCATCGCTAATTCTTAAATCACTCATTCTACTAACCATAAAAGTTCTCCAACCTGTTTTATCAAATCCTTTTTTGGATACTGAAGGTGGTTGGACATATGCACGAATAACTAAATTACCTCTTTTACTTAACCCTAAAGCCACTGCTTCGGCATCAATTCTTTTACCAGGTTTAACACTATCTTTTGCAGGTTTTCTTGGACCAGTATAAAAAAAAGAAATCTTATTCCTATTTTTGATTGAATCAACTATAGGTTTAGTTTTTGATGTCCTTAAAATATTTTGTTCTTCAAGTATTTTGAAGATTGTATTTGTAAAACTCATTATTCTGTTGGATGTCTATTATATTCTTTTTTAGAGTTATAACTATTCTTACCAGTATTTTCGGTTCTTTTTAAAATATCAGTTTTAGAACCAACAGTTCCATTTTCATCTTTAGGTCCTTTACCATTTTCATCTCCGTCAGAAATTGCATCAGGATTTGTACTATTATATAAATTCTTTTTATTAAACTTATTTTTTACTAAATTTTCAGTTCTTTTTAACACGTCAGTTCTTGAACCAACCTCACCTGTTTCACCTTTTTGTCCCTTACCTTTTTCATCACCGTCGGACATTGCATTAGGATTGTTAACACCATATTTATTATTTAATTTATATGTGTTTTTACTTAATAATAAATTTCTATTTGCAATATCTACAGATGTTCCAATTGCAACATTATCTTCTTTTTGACCTCTTCCTTTTTCATCTCCATCTGCTAATGCATTTGGATTAGTTAAACTATATTGATTATTTTCATTGTAAGTGTTTCTACCTAAACTTGAAATTCTATTTTGAATGTCAGTGGTTGAACCGATTTTATCGCTGTCACCAATTTGACCTTTACCTTTTTCATCTCCGTTAGATAATGCATTAATATTTTGACTATTATATAAATTCTTTTCGTTATAAGAATTTCTTGTAATAGATTCTTTTCTAAACTGTTCTGATATTTGATCTAATTTTGTTGCCATATTATAACATTAATTTTTTTATTCTATTAACTTGTTCAAATAAACCTGTTAATTTTATTGACGCCACTGAATTTTTTTCTGAATTAGAATTAAATTTAAATGACGGTAACCAACTTGATTTTTTTGTATGTTTCGTTAAGAAACTATTTTTTCTTTCTCCCGTTGTACTTGAAATATCATCAGCCTGTTTTCTACCTTCTTTTCTATTTTGAATTAAATCTCTCTCACCCTGAAGATATTGTTTTGACCACGTATCCATTAAATCACCACCAGCCAAGTCATACCTAATTTTATCAGCAACTTTATCCATACCTTGTATGTCATGAATAATACGTTTAAGTTGACCATATGTTACTTTTTTATCGGTTAAAAGTTTTTTTGCTCTCATTACCCCATGCACATTTTGACCGTTAAGACCTGTAACCGTGTGGTTGATCTTATCTAAAATGTTCTGTGGTAAATCAAAGTCCCTATTTTTTAACTCTTTATTCATTATCGTCTTTAAGTCCTTTCAAAATATGGTCTGGTTTAAGACCATAAGTTTTCATACTATTTTTAAGTGATTTTATTTGTTTTACAACTATTGGATTGATTTCAATCTCCTCAACCTCTTCTTCTTTGGGTAATACATCATTATCTTTTCCTTTTTGTTTTAAAAGATTATCTATGTATTCTTCCATGAATTTTTTAGGGTTTTCTACCAATCTCACCTTATCGTCTGGTAATTTTGGATCATATCCCATTTGTCCTAATCTATCTTCCAATTCCTTTGGGTCAGTTACACCCAACTCAATAAATTTCTTTTTAGCTTCTTCATAATTAGCATCATCCATAATTGTATCTTCAGCACCTAATGCTTTACTCATATCAGACTCACCCCAATATCTTCTAAAACCCATACCTAATTTTGGTGATATAGACGATTGACCCGCTCCTGTTAATACAAATTCATCAGTTGTTGAATTTGATGTTACTTCAGCTCTTGAGTTAGTTGGTTTTTTACTTTTAGCAAAATTACCGGCACCGTCCACGATTTCATCTACTTCTTCCTCTTTCTCTACTTTATCGGGGATTTCATCATAATCTGTTTTATCGGAGAACTCCTTAGCCCATTTAGACCATTTCTTCTTTTCTTTCTTGGGTTTACCCTTTTCATTCGCCTTAGCGTAGAAGAACCTTTGTTGTGCTTTTGAAGCAAATTTCTCCTCAATTACCTGTTTTATAAAATTATTCATCTAAATAGACTTTTATATAAATATCAAATGTTATGAAAGATATTTATATTATAATGAATAGACAGAATATTTTAAACTATTACGGATCTAAATTGGATTTGAAGTTAGATTCATCGGAACTTTATGACTATCAATTAACCACAAATGAGGTTGATTACGATACAGATGTGTTAGATTTAACTACCCCAATCACATATAGTGCTCTTACAATTGACTCAAGTTGTTTAACCACACCTTTAAACGATCAGAAACCATGGGTTGTTCCGGTTGCTAGTCGTTACACGGGAGATACCTGTGATTTTACGGTTAGAAGAAGAACAGAAAAGGGTTGGACGTTGGATTTTGTATTCAATAGAAACTCAGTAAATTGGTCTGGAGGTACGATTTTTTACTATATCGGGGTTGATGGTGATACTACATATACAAATTATTTGGATAATAACTTATCATTTCAATTTACAAATGATGGTAGGGTAAAGTGGGTTTCATATCATTATTCAGGTTATTGTAATACTACGGGTTATACTGAGACACATAGTCTTTTAAATGGTCAAACACCTGTATTATGTGTAACAGGAAATACGAGTGATTTTAATTTAACGATAGTTTTTAATAGATATAAAGAATTTACAGATTGTGATTTGGATAATGTGGGTGGATTTAACAATTTAATTAGAGGTCCACATGCGGTAGAATTTATTAAACCATTAACAGGTGTCACCGCAATGACATCAACACAAATCACAACAGGATACACAATTACCAATACAATAGAAGATTGGGTTACGGGTGGTACAATTACAACTGAGTATGTTGAAGAATTAAATAAAAAATGGGCGGAACAAAGAGATATGAGATTGGGTGATTTAAAGTTTTATTTAAATGGTAATTTAATTTATACCGAAACTAATTGGGAAGAGATTATACCGTCATATAGAGACGAACAAACTTTAATACAATCTTGGGGTGGAGGATATAACTACACTTATTTTGGTAATACATCAAAAACATGTGGGTTTAATATTAAATCGGCATTATATTATGAAGAACCATTAGATTTTATTCACGTTAAACATAATTTTAGAACATTAACAGGATATACTTTTGAAATATGTAATGCACCTTGTGTTGATGACGTGAGAGCATATGTTCCACCAACGGCAACACCAACAGTAACACCTTCACCAACTCCGGTTCCTACATCGACACCAAGTCCAACTCCTACGCCAACTGTTACACCTACAGCAACACCTGTAAGTTTAGGATTTCAATGGATGACTATTAACTCAGTTACCGATTCAACCGCATCAGGTATAGGTCAAAATGGTATTACTATTGCAGTTACACAAAGTGTAGGTGGTATGGGAATACAGAGTTCAGGTATGTATGAGGGTACAACGTTCCCTCAAGAATATAATGTTCCGGTTAGTGGAACTCAAATACGAAATACATCGATGGGTGTGTTTACCGCAACATTTAGTCAACCAGTTACAAATCCTTTGATTGCCTTTGCTAGTGTGGGTAATTCAATTACATCCGTTCCGGTTATCGTTTCCGCACCATTCACACCAATTTGGGAACTAGATACAACATACCAAAACCCAGTAAATGGAACTCAATATACTCAATTTACAGGAATTGAAGGGTTTAATATTATCCGTATAGATGGTACGGTAAGTAGCGTAAGTTTTAATTACACTGAAACAGAAAACTATTGTACGGTTTGTTTTGGATTCGTAGATCAGAATACTTTACCAACTCCAACCCCTACACCAATATAATTTCATAAAACAAAATATTTAATGTATGTCTTGGCAGATAAACGGTAAATTCATTTTAGTCCCAAAAAACCAAACATCCCCACCAACGGGGACACCTACGCCGACGCCGTCAATTACCGATACACCTTTACCAGCTACAAGTACACCAACACCGGTACCAACAGATACACCAACACCAACGCCAACATCTACCCCTGTTCCACCAACTGCCACTCCAACAATTACACCTACACCAACTCCTACAATAACAAATACACCAAGTCCAACTCCGAATGAGTTTGGTATAATAACCGAAAACGGTGTTTACATAATTTCAGATGAAAATGGAAACATACTAATACCTGAATAAAAAATTATAAAAATATAAATAAAAATGGCACTAATAAAAGTTTCAGAATTAACTAGTACGGGTTCCGTAAAAATTGATGATATATTAATGATATCCTCAACCAGCGGTAGTGGGTACACATCAAATCGCATATCAATTGAAGATTTGGTATCAAGTCAACCATTTCTTGATTTAGGTTCTTCAGGAACTGCCGGTTCATCGGGAACATCGGGGTCTAACGGTTCTTCGGGTTCGTCAGGTTCAAACGGTAGTTCAGGGTCATCGGGAACATCAGGTTACGTAGACAATGATTGGTTATATTTTACACCATCAACTGCAACCATACCATCAACGGGAAATAATTTTATATTATCGGGTACCACAATATCAAATGGTTCGGTATCTTATAATCAATCTACGGGTATTATAACCTTAGCAGCAAATAAGACATATAAACTTAATGCTAGTTTTGCATTGGCAAATAATATAAACAATGCTGAAACACAATATCAATGGATAAATGTAACCACAAGTAATACTTTAATAGGAAATCTAGCAGGTGTAATAGTTGTTAATAGTGTCGCTCCTGCAGCTTGGCAACCATTGGCGGAGGCAATTATTGTCACAACAGGAACGACACAAGTAGCCCTAAGAAGTACTTTTAGTAATTCAACTGGTGGGTTTAGCACAAATCAGTGTTTTATGATGGTAACCCAAATAAATGGTTGGTCAGGTACAAGTGGTACATCAGGTTCTAATGGTAGTAGTGGAACATCGGGTTCTAATGGTTCATCAGGAACTAGTGGAGTTGTTAGTTATACGGGTTTAATTACAACAGGTTCAATTTCAACAACTCAAAATATTACAGGTTCGGTAATAATAAGTGGTTCAATGAATATAATAACAACTGCATTACAAATTGGAACTGGAAGTGGTGATGAAGGTGGAGAAATTTTATTAGCAAAATCACAAACAAACAACTCACTTACAGGTAGTGGAATTACAATTGATTCTTATCAAAATAGATTAAGAATTTTTGAACAAGGTGGAGGTGCAAGAGGTGTATATCTTGATTTAAGTAAGTCACCCGCCGGCGTTAGTGGTGAATTGACGTGTAAATCAAGTGGAATAGTAAATGCTGGAACATTTGTAACATTAGATAATATTAAAGCAACTCTAACATCAAGCGGTAATAGGGGGTTGAGTGTCGCAACAGTATCTGATACTGTTACAGGATTTATTTCGGCACATTATCAAGCTTTTGGAGGTTCTTCATCGGGAAGTGTTAGTTCAACTTCATTATCAACAACCGCAACTGCATCAATGTTTAATTGGAACTTTACTGGACAAGGTGATACATCTACCTACATTTTAAGAGATGATACAAACAATAGAGTATATAGAATTATTTTGATAATCGGTGACACTTATCTTAATAACTTTATTTCAATAGAAAGATTACACTAAAAAATTAAAATAGACAGAAAATAAAAGTATTTATATAACATAATGGCAACAACAAGACCCTTCGCATACAACACAGGTACCACCATAGACGGAACAATACAAATTGGAAACATCGCAATAGGTGTTTCAGATCAAGATTATTCACAAGATCCAGGTGGGGTTAAATGGTGGATGGGACCCGATGAAGAGTTAGGTTATGTTATTGCCAACCAAGTACCAACGGGAGATCATCCGACACCGGTGGATGAAGATTCCTATATTAATTTTTGGAGATCAACAGATTTAACCGAACAATCTTTATTAGATTTATTAAACGTTTTACCAATAACAGATGGTTTAGAACCATTTACAAATGGTAGTGATGCTAAAACTTGGTTAAATAATAACGGTTATTTTACAACATATGGTGAAGATTTACCAACACCAACCCCTACACCTACAAATTTACCAACGGCAACACCTACTCCTTTACCGGCAACTAGTACTCCAACTCCGTTACCAGCTACAGCAACACCTACACCAACACCGACAGATAATTTAGGTGATAGTTTATTACAAGAGAATGGTGATAGTTTATTACAAGAAAATGGGGATAATATTTTATTAGAATCTACATCAACAACCCCAACTCCTACACCAACGCCAGATTCAACATCGGTACCAACTGATACTCCTACACCTTTACCGGCAACAAGTACACCAACTCCCGTACCAACAGATACACCTTTACCGGCAACAAGTACACCAACGGCAACGAATGAACCAATTAATCATCCATATCAAATTACAATAATTGGTAATACCGATAATACGGGTCCATTTTTTAATGATTTAACCACCGCTTGTAGTGCACTTGATTGTTTAATGAATTCAAGTTGTTCCGCACAGGATTCAATTATCGGTTATGTCGATGGTGAAATTTTTGATTATGTTTACGTAAGTTCAAATTCAAATGAAACAGTTTCATTACTATTTGATGGGTATTACATTCTTACCGATGGTAGTGGATTTTATTTCTTATCTCAGTTTACCAATAGTCAATTTGTGGATATTGTTAACTGTATTCCATCAAATACACCTACACCAACACCAACACCAGGTCCAACCGCTACACCAACACCAACACCAGAAATGGCGTCGTTATTTATTGATATAGTTATGGGTTATGATGGTATTTCATTCGGTGGAGTCACATATACATCAGATACAACAATCAGTGTTGTTAAAAATCAACAATATTCTATTACTGCGTTTAGTGGTAGTGGGTTATTCCAAAATTGGGAGGGTACTAATGTTAATTTACCTGTACCTAATTCATCTAACACCATTGTAACTATTACTGGTGATACAGCAACATTAAAAGCTGTGTTCCCTGAAATGACACCAACACCTACACCAACAGTAGTTTCATCAACCGCAACACCAACACCGACACCTACTGAAACACCAACCCCTACACCAACAACAGTTGCATCATGTAGTGGTAAACCTTATGTGTTGTCAAATTTATTAACAACACCAAGTTCAGGTGAGTCACTTTGGATATCAAGTACAATGCCGGCAACAGCATTAAATCTCGTTAATATATTAGGTACTAATTCTTCGGTATTATATTTTAATGAAATTGATAATGATGGAACAGACCAAACAACATACTTCGGAAATGCAGTAGGTACTTCATTTACTGTAACATTATGTCAAAATGGAAATAGTGCAATATATTCAGGTACAAATATTGCCATGGTATATGACGGTAGTAATAGTTCGTATTTTTTAGATTCAACTAAATTATCATTAGTACAAAGTTCGCCCGTTTCTACATTTACATTTGGGGAGGTTTTCTATATAGATATATTAGTTTCAGGTCAATCGACACCAACTCCAACACCTACGTCTACAACAGAACCAACAAACGTTCCAACAGACACACCTACACCAACACCTGAGGCAACAAGTACACCTGAACCTGCAACGGCGACACCAGCACCAACAGGAGTACCAACAGATACACCTACACCAACACCTTTAGCTGCAACAAGTACACCAACACCAGAACCGACAAGTACTGCAACACCTTTACCGGCAACAAGTACACCAACTCCAACACCAACATCTGGTTCGGCACCAATGACAGTTACTATAACTGAAGTAGGTTCTAATGTTGTTATGTCTGCATCGGGAACAGTTGACCTTAGTGGATTAACTTTAGTATCATCAAGTGCTGGACCATTTGGAAATGGAGGTTTAGGTATTAGTAATGCAACATTTGTTTGTGGGGCTAGTGGTTCATCAGGTAGTTCATATAGTGGATTCACATCTGTACCAAGTAATTTCGGAAGTGGTTCTGGATTACCACATAGTTCAGGTACTGGACAGGCGTTTGGTGTAATCATGAATATGGCACCACCATACTTATTGATTGTACCAACAGGATACACATCAGGTGCGAACATTTCAAGTAGTCAAACATTTACAGGTCAAACATTATCGAGTTTAGGTTTAACTAATGGAACATATACTTACACATGGTCTGGCGGTTCGATTGATGTCGTTGTAGGTATAGGATTAGGAGGACCAACACCGACACCCACACCAACATCAATAGGTGGAGGAATAGGTGCGTGGTATTTCTATAGTGATGAAGGAGGTATTTTTGATGCACAACCACCGTTATCAGATGGTAATTCTATATTTTTAATAAGAAATAATGAAACTAATGAAGTAACTGAAACATTTAATCCAAATAAATCAAACGGTGTTAATGAAATTTATTTCAATTTAGATGATAGTAATGGTACCAACTACACAACTCAATTTACTGAATTGGCAACTAATGGTGGTACAATATCTATAACACAAGGTGCTAACACTGTAACATACACAAGTACAACACCAGGTACGTTCTTTGCTGATACTATTGGCGGAATCTTTACAATACAAACGGGACCTGCCACACAAACAGTAACATCGGCTAATCCATTTGTATATGCCGACCCAATATCAATAACATTCGGTAGTTAATAATAAAAATACTAAGTAATAGACAAAAAATAAAACTATTTATATAAAAGAAAAACAAACACAAAATGGCAGATCAAAAAATTTCACTATTAAATGAACTTACCGAACCTTTATCGGGAGATATGTTACCAATAGTTAACAACGGAGAAACTAAAAAAGTAAGCGTAAGTAATTTACTAAGTGTCTCAATATATGAGGAAGTAACACATAGTGAGTTATATTCTCTTTTAACAGGTGCAACATTAACACCAGGTAAACATTATTTAATTACAGATTTCAAAACTTGTTATGACCAACCTGATTATGACCACACTGGTAGTACAATTGAAACGGGTAATTACAAACAAGGTAATGTGGCACCTATACTTGTGTTGGCAACTGATGTTGATAAAATTTCAGAACACGCATATCAACCAGAATATTCAGGTGATACAATACAATATGATCCATATTTTACATCTACTGAAGTTACCGCGGGTGCTGCGTTTGGTAGAATAACATACAGAATTGACGATAAAGGAAATGCTTTTGATTATGACTTTAGAGAAGTATTATTCAAGAGATATAACGCATATAGTGCCGAGGAAATTTATGACGGAAAAGTAAGTATTAATAGTGTTGGTGTTGTAACGGGTGTAGGAACAAATTTTACAGGTAGAACTACCGGAGAAGTTATAGGTATCGTGAATCCAAATACGGCGTATGGTGTAAATTTTTATGAAATTGTTTCTATTGATGCAGAAACGAGTATGACTGTTACGGGACGTACAATTTATAGCGTCAATGACACTTTCTATACTGACAGTGTAACCGATAATGGAATGTCTTACAAACAAAATAATATCTTTTCTAACACAGGATTTAGCCAATACAATACATTCACAAGTTATGATGAATGTTTTAACAATACTTGTGGTAATAGAGTTGCAAACACTATAGAAAATGAAGATACTTTCTTACTTTCAAATAATGTTTTTAGAAGTGGCCCATATAGAGATAACTCTTTTGGAAGTAATTTTAGAAACAATACCTTTAATGATAGTTGTGGAAATAATACAATTAGTGGTAATTTCTATGGTAACATAATTGATAATGATTTTGATTACAACACAATATCTTCGGATTTTTACGATAACATAATTATATGTGATTTCACAAATAATATTATTCAAAATGATTTTTATAACAACAATTTAGGTGATAATGACTCAAATGATTTTGATTATAATTTAATAATGGGATCATTCTATGGTAATTTTTACACTGGTGACGACTCTTTCGCCAATAACATATTAAAATCCTATTTTTATAATAATATTATACAATATAGTTTTGATGATAACGTAGTTGGTAATTTTTACAGTAATTTTATTAAAAATGATTTTAATAATAACACGGTGGGGGATAATTTCTATACAAATAATATTTATCACTCTTTTTATAGGAATACAATTGGGTTTGGTTTTCACAATAATACATTAGGGACAATTAATAATAGTTCAACTTTTGAGGACAATCATATTGGTAATGATTTTAAGGCGAATTTAATAGTGGGTCAGTTTGATGATAATAAAATTGGGAACGACTTTGGGGGAAATGAGATTGAAAATTATTTTGAAAATAATAACATTGGAAACGACTTTTATTCAAACGATATAGGATCATATTTTCAAAATAATTTTATATTAAATAATTTTTTTGATAACGGAATAACAGATGATTTTAGATATAATCAAATTGGAAATAGTTTTTATAGTAACAACATCGGTGAAGGTTTTGGATATGGTGGAAGCAATAGTAGAGGTAATGTAATTGGAAACTATTTTAATGCCAACACAATTGGGGAATATTTCTATAATAATAATATTGGAGATGAGTTTGAAAACAATACAATAGGTAACGATTTTCAATTTAATAGAATAGAAACTCCTGTCAGTTCTACGGATTTTACCACATATTTAGGAAACCCTATTGGTCCTTATTCATACACATCAACTGCTGGAACCGATGGAGTTTATACAGGTGTAACTGGAACATCATCAGGTGCAGGAGTAGATTCAGTATTTACTATCACTGTTGCGTCAAGTTTTGTTAGTGATGTTGAAACTTCAACTATTGGAAAACTATACCTAACAGGTGATACAATAACAATTGCTTCTGGTTCATTTGGTGGAACGAGTGATTTAGTTTTGACGGTAGATACGATTGGTGCAACCCCAATGGTTTATGAATATTATAACAAAACTATTCAAAGAAGGTTTGATGGAACACCTATATTAACTGCATTAGATAATAATGGTAACTGGTATATATCATCGGCAATCACTGAAGCTATAGACGACTAATAAAACAAAAGAAATATGAGAATATGTATATTATGTGAGGACTCCAAAGTTCAGCAAGCAAAAGAAAAAATGAAAGATGATAATATCTTAAAAATAGATTTATCACCAAACGGAGAATTACCTTCAACTCACAAATTGTGTGTAATGGCGGTTACGGAAGAAAAGGCTAAACAGATGATGGATTCTGCTGAATTAACTATAATAGAGGCGATGAACCCAAAAGAGTTTTTAGCAAAACATAATTTGAAAAAAATTGGAAAATAATAATTATAAAATTAAAAGGGGATTTATTACACCATCCGAGTCCAAACAAATAATAAATTGGATAGACTCAATTGACCATAGTGGTAATGGTGCTAATCACCATCTTTCGGAATTATCAAAAGAACTAAAAGGTAAAACTTATATGTTTGATATTTCGGATACACCTTTTACAAATTATATTACAAAGTTTCAAGCGGTATCAGATGTTTCAAAAGATAAACTACCTGATTTTATTGATACCATTATTGATAGAATTTCGGAAGAATTTGAATTTCCTAAAAACCATATCTTTTTACAAGCGGTAGATATGAATAGTGGTGGAAAGATAAATCCTCACTATGATGCGGCAGTTGAAGGACATGTTAATTATAAATGTAATATTAGTGTTTTATCGGAGGATTACGAATTGTTTTTAGATAAAGATGTTATAAAAATAAATGAAGGTGATTTATACGGATTTGAGGCATCGTTATACAAACATTGGACAAACGAATTCAAATCAAGAAGAGTTTTCCTAAGTTTTGGTTTTATATTACCATACGATGTGGTGGGTAGAACCACAACCGATGTAAGAGTCCGATTAAGTAAAAGAATTGAAAGGTATTTTCAGAAAACATTAGAAACCACCAATTAAACCAAACATAAACAACATTCGGTTCTTAATGTATTTATAACATATGGAATTTCACATAAGACAAGGGGCAACTGACCCAATATTAAAGATGAGAATGATTGACGACGGTAAAAACGATAAGTCATCATTCAATGAAATGTTAGCAAGTGGTACAACAATCACCTTTGAAATGTCTGATGTGACAACGGGAGAACCTATGGTTTTAGGATCTGAATGTCTTTTAACCAATAGAACAAAGAAGTATAACTATACAACTGACGAATATTATATCACACATAGATTTACAACTGAACACACATCACAAGTTGGTAGATTTGAGGGTAAGATAACGATTACATTTGATAATGGAAATATTCTTATCCTACCCGTTAAAGAAAAATTATACATCAATATTTTTTAATACCCCCTTTTTTTCTTATACTTATTAATGTAAACAAGGCAAACTGTGGTTTTCCACAAGCTAATACGTCACATTAAAAAAATATAAAACATGAAAGAGGTTATCTCTCAGGAAGTTATTGAAGGCTTCCTTAATGGTGGAGACGATGAAATGTATATCGTCGGAGTTGAATACGACTACCCAACCAACACAATCTACAAGATTATTCAGGACCCAATTGAGGGTAAAATTATTAAAACTGATACATTTACTCCGTTTTTATGGGTGGGTGATTTAACAGGTTTAAATTTCTATAACAACTCAAAAGCCATGCAAAAGAAACGTATGGGTGAGTTTGGTATATTAATTGAAAAGTTAGACACACACGGAAACGAACGTTTAGAAAATGGTATGACCCATATCGTTAAGAGTATTAAATCATATACGGATTTAGTTTCGTTCTTTAGAATGGGTGGATTAAATCCATGGGACGAAAAAGTTAGACATAATTTTACAATCTTAAACCCTGTTGAACAATACCTTATACAAAAGAAAAAAAGATTATTTAAAGGTATTGAAGATTACGGTGGAGTCAATAGATTTGTATTTGATATTGAGACCACAGGTTTGGATCCTGAGACTTGTGTTATTATATTGATTGGAGTAAAAGACAATCGTGGTATGAATGAAACAATTCCAGCGTTTGGTGAAGACGGTGAAAAGAAATGTATAGAAAGATTTTTTAAGTATATTAAAGATTTAAAACCAACTATTGTTGCAGGTTATAACTCAGCGTTTTTTGATTGGCCTTTTATATTAAAACGTGCAGAAATTCTTGGTGTTGATGTTGATGGTTTAACACAAATCTTTACAACACAAGGAATGAAAGAGAAAGAGGGAATGTTAAAACTTGCAAATGAAATTGAACCATATAAACAACACGTTATTTGGGGATTTAATATTATTGATATTGCACATTCAGTTCGTAGAGCACAAGCTATTAACTCTGAAATTAAAAGTTGGGGATTAAAATATATTACAACATATTTGGAGAAAGAAAAACCTAATCGTGTATACGTAGATGGTGCAAAGATTTCCAAAATATATTTGGAGAACGAAAGTTATTATGTAAATCCAAAGACGGGTGGTTATAAACAAATTGGTGAACCCGGTACAGAAAATTTAACACAGAAATATCCTGGCAAGTTTGAGATATGGACGGGAAGAAAAATTGTAGAACAATATCTTGATGATGATTTGTATGAGACTATGATCGTAGATGATAGTTTCTCTCAATCAACATTTTTACTTTCTAAATTGGTTCCTACCACGTATGAAAGAATTGCAACTATGGGAACTGCAACACTGTGGAAAATTATCATGTTAGCGTGGTCATACGAACACAACTTGGCAATACCAGCAAAAGATGAGAAACGTGCTTTCACAGGAGGTCTATCTCGTTTATTAAATGTGGGATTTGCAAAGAACATTGTTAAGTTTGACTATTCATCACTCTATCCGTCTATTCAATTAGTGTATGATGTGTTTCCTGATTGTGATGTTATGGGAGTTCAGAAATCAATGTTAAAATATTTCAGAAACATTCGTATAAAATATAAAAACTTATCGGGTGAATTAAAGAATAGTGATCCTGCAATGTCGGAGGTATATGATCGTAAACAATTACCAATCAAGATTTTTATCAACGCATATTTCGGTAGTTTATCCGCACCACATGTATTTCCTTGGGGTGAAATGAATTCAGGTGAAACCATTACCTGTATTGGTCGTCAGTGTTTACGTATGATGATTATGTTCTACATGAAGAAGGGTTATAAACCTCTCGTAATGGATACGGATGGTGTGAACTTTGAAACACCTGAGAGTGCAAAAGATGCAATATACGTTGGTAAAGGATTAAATGAATTAGTTACAGAAGGAAAAGAATATGTAGGTATTGAAGCACATACTGCAGAGTTCAATGATATTTTTATGAGAGGTGAAATGGGATTAGATATTGACTATGTTGCACCAGCTTGTATTAATGTTTCTCGTAAGAACTATATTATTAAAATTATAAAGAAAGGAAAAGAGAAAATTAAATTAACGGGTAATACAATTAAATCTAAAAAATTACAAACATATATTGTTGAGTTCTTAGATGAAGGATTAAAGTATTTGTTAAATGGAGATGGTCATTCGTTTGTGGAATTGTATTATGATTATGTAACGAAGATATTTGATAAAGAAATTCCATTATCAAAAATTGCAAACAAAGCGCGTGTTAAACAAAGTATTAATGAATATAAAAAGTATGTTATGAAAACTACTAAGGCTGGTTCATTAATGTCTCGTCAAGCACATATGGAATTAATTATGAATAGTGATTATCCTGCGGGTTTAGGTGATACAATTTATTATGTAAATAACGGTACGAAGAAATCATCAGGTGACGTACAAAAGATTGCTAAACCAACTAAGAAACAACAAGAAGAATTCACAGCGAAGAATGGTTACCCGATGCCAAATGATTACATAGAAGTGAATTGTTATATGATTGATGAAAAAGAAATATTAAATAATCCTGATTTAAAAGGTGATTATAATGTTCCTCGTTATCTTAATAATTTTAACAAACGTGTTGAACCTTTATTAGTTGTTTTCAATCCGGCAATCAGAGAAGATATACTAATTGAAGACCCAAAAGATAGACAATACTTTACAAAAGCACAATGTGATTTAGTTAATGGTTTTCCATTAAAAGAAGAAGGTCAAGATAAATTAGATGAAGTTATGACTTTGTCTGATAGTGAAGTGATTTTTTGGAATAGAGTTGGACGTGATCCTTACTTCATGTATGTTGAAAATAGTTTAGAACTTGCAGACCAATATTGGGTGGAACATAATAGAAAAGTTGTTACACTTCAAGCTGAAAGTACCAAATCAAATGAAGAAGAAATAATTGAAAATAACAATCACGATTATGCGTTTCACGCGATTGAAATTTAGATAACAATAATAGATGAAGGCATCGCTCTAAACTTAAGTGCCTTATTAAGATTCTCCGCTTCGGCACCTTTTCTTTCAAGAAGTTTGTCGGGGCGGAGTCTTTCCAATCTCGCCATAAGTTCTTCAACTAATTTAGATTTCTCATCTTTACCTTCCGTAATTAAAGATTGATAATCTAACTTAACTTGACTGTCAGGAACTTGTAAATCACCCGAAAATTTACCCCAAATACGACCTAAACCTTCTTTAGAATAAGCAATCAAATACTTTCTAACCCAGTTTTGAGCTGGTTTATTTAAGTTTTCCCATACCAATTGTTCAGTATCAACATCGGACGGTAATTTAATTACATCCTTATTATCTTTAAGACAGGTGTCTCTATCCATAGTATCATAATACCAATACCAAACATTATAATTTTTTTGTTTTATTGAACCAAAATCAAATTTACCACCCGGTACATTATATAAATGAACTAATTTTTTACCTTCAGGACCCGCAGTTATTCTATAAGTCAAATCACCACCAATTAGTCTATTTTTAATACTTCTATCTTGCATTCTTAATAATAAGTCAAATGCTGGCGTCATAAAATAAGAACCAGCATTACCCATCTGTGCAAATCCACCGGCACCACCGAAACCTAATCCACCAAGACCACCAAATCCCGCCATAAACGGATCAACAAATGAATCACTTAATTCAGCACGAGCAAACCATAATAATTCATTTACTTCACGACCAGCAGGAATTTCATAAACTTGGGTTTCTCCTGAAAGTGTAAAATAATCCTTTTTTAGTTCCCAATCACCACCAGCTTGTAAACCTACAATTTTGGAGTATGAGTGAGTATATTGTGTTTCGTAATCTAAACTTCTTGTTGTAAACGCTCTTGATAATGATTGTGTATCTATATCTAATCCCGCAAGTGCCGACCATTGAGATTCAATCAACCAATCACTAACGTATTGTTCGTATTCAGATAAAGCCAATTCCATGAAGGTATCCATTTGTTCTTCGGTAAGTTCAATACCACGAACAGGCATACCTAAAAGGTGGAATACCTGAGTATATAATTTATCTTTTTCCGCTTGTGAAATAATTTGAGACATAATTTGATTTATTCTTATAAATATCTTATATTTCTATTATGAACGAGAAACTAAACGAATTATTCAGTATCTGTGGGATTAACGATTTTGTGTTCCACTTACAAAAAGAGGGAGAAACTAACTATATAGACTATACTTTAGACCCTAAAACCATCGTAGTTAATATTCCCGATATTGAAGATAAGGAGTTTGATCAGTTATTAACTGATAAAATTAAAGAATTAAAAGAGACTTTTAAGTAGGTCTTTACTGAACGATTCGGAATATTCTCCGTCACCCATTACTTGGTCAATGACGTTCTTTTTCTTTTGTAATATATTATATATAATTTTCTCAACCGTATTCTCAAACACGGGATAATAAACTAACACACTATTCTGTTGTCCGTAACGATATGCTCTATCTTCAGCTTGACTATGATGAGCTGGAACAAATGATAAATCATTCATAACCACAACTTCACCCGCAGTTAATGTAATACCAACACCACCTGCAATAATATTTGAAATAAATATTTTTATTTTATCTTCATTTTGAAATCTATCAACACTCTCTTGTTTCTTTTCTTTAGACATACTACCATTTAATATTACAGAGTTCTTTTTATATTTCTCATGTAACATATCTAATGACATCGTAAAGTTGGTGAATACGATTACTTTTTTTCCTTGGTCTAAACATTTATCTATAATCTCACAAGTGTATGGAATTTTTTCATAAGCAATAAGTTGTCTAATTTTCATTAAACGATTTAATGTTACACTTAATGTTTCTTTATCTTTATTATCATTACTTATTCTTGTAAACTCTTCTAACTCCTCGTCATACATTTTACTACTTAACTCTACAAATACAGGTGTAACAATTTTTTCAGGTAAATCTAAAATATCTGTTTTCATTCTACGAAGAACATATGACTTTGTTCTTTCTCTTAACTCATCCAAATTACTTGCGCCACTTGTGTTCCACACTTTTCTATTTCCAACCGTGAATTGATAACCTTTACAATAACGACGAACGTATGATTGCCAATTTAATGTTAAAGGTGAGTCAACAATCTTTAATAAGTTGAAATAATTTATTGGTCTTGATGTCATTGGCGTTCCCGTTAATAACCAAACTCGTGGTATGGTTTCCAATACATCATTTAATAAACGAGTTCTATTTGCGGTACTATTACTAACATAATGTGCTTCATCCACAATTGCCAAATCAAACTTTTCATTTACTAATAATTTATAATCGTCACTATCTTCACTTTTTTCTGTGGTGTGATAATTTTTTAATATATCATAATTGATAATGTAGTAGTCAAAAGTAGAACCCCATTTACGACCTTCCACTATTAATACTTTTCTATCTGTGTAATTTTTAATCTCTCTATCCCAATTTATTTTAAGAGATGCAGGACAAACAATTAAAACTTTTTTAGCTCCGCTTTCCATTGACGCAATAACGGCTGCCGTCGTTTTTCCAAGACCCATGTCATCGGCCAATATAAACTTATTGTTCGCTAATAATTTCTCAATGGCGACCTTCTGATGTTCCATAGGAGGACGATTATCATACGGACTATAATCAATTACGCGATTTAACTTTTTCTCTTCTTGAACGATTGCGGATTTAGGTAACCACATCGCGTGGTTTTGTTGACTGTCAATTACTTTACCCCAAATATGAAATGCCTTATCAGATTCACATAACAATTTTTCACACCATACTTTTTCGGGTGG